GTACGGCTTGTAACGCTCTCGACAGCACCACTGAGGCCACGGCGGATACGGCGCTGAGTACACTGGCCGTCAAGGTGATGGGGTTCCGGTGCAAGATCAGTGCGGCGCCCACGAGTACCAACACGGTCACGTTTACCCTGCGCGATAATGCCGCGAATGCCGTGACGACCGACGGCGGGTCGACGACACTGAGTTGTAGCATCACGGGCACGGCGACGGAGTGTAGGACCGTGGCCGGGACCACCACGAATATCCCGGCAGGGGATCCGGTGTCCATTGCGGCGCTGAGCTCGTATGATGCCAGCACGGCTGACGCACGCTGCGTGGCCCTGGTGGCGTGGCCGTAAGGAGGCGTGATGGCCACACCGAAGTCTGCTCCTGTCGAGACCGTGCTGTTACCCTTGGAGCTGACGCCCGCGGCCATCGAAGCCCTGGAGTTGCTCCAGGAAGTCTTACAGACGAATGACCAGCTGTACCGGGTGCTGCGAGCGCAGTTGGCCCGCTGGCAGGGACGGCTCGATGGGCCGCTCACGGATACGCTGGCGGCGCTGGTGGGGCGTGAGGCGTAACGTGTCGAAAAGAATCAAAGGGAATCAAGGATAGTCGCATGGCAAACGGACATGGGGGCTATCGTCCCGGTTCCGGGCGCAAGCCTGGGAGTCAACAACAGAATCGGCAAGAAGCCGCGACGTTCTACTATAGCATTATCAGTGATCCCGCATATCAAGCTCGGATCCGGCGTCAAGCCATTGCGGGGGAGCTGGCGCCCCAACTCGAAACGTTGCTGCATTATTATGCGCTCGGCAAGCCAGTGGATGCCGTTCCGTATGCGGACAAGGCGTTTGTCGATGCGCTGATGACGACGGTGTGGGCCCATGTTACAAACCGCGAGAGCATTGCTGCAATCCAAGGGGTTATTGACGAGTGGTCTGGCGTTACACGCCTCAAGCTCAGCGCGTAAGGCGGGCGCCGCCCAGCCTTACGATGCCCTGGCCCTGATGCGCCGGGCAGGCTTGGAGCCCGATCCCTGGCAGGTGCGGGTGGCGACGACGCCGGGCGATCAGTTGCTCTGTTGCCACCGCCAGGCAGGGAAGAGCACGATTGTGGCGGCGATTGCCCTGGCGGATGCGTTGGCCGAGCCAGGGGCGTTGATTCTGCTCGTGTCGCCGTCGTTGCGTCAGTCGAGCGAACTGTATCGCAAGACCAAGCATTTTTACACGCAGGTTCAGCCGATGCGCCTCGTCAAAGATACTGAGCATGAAATGGAACTGGCGAACGGCAGCCGCATTATCAGCCTGCCTGCCTCAGCAGAAACCATTGTCGGCTATTCGAGTGTTACACGATTGATTCCCGATGAAGCGGCTCGCATCGTCGATCCGACCTACCATGCCTTGAGGCCGATGCTTGCCATGAGTGGGGGCAGTATCCTGGCCCTCTCGACGCCCTTTGGCAAGCGCGGCTGGTTTCATGACGCTTGGCAAGGCTCCAGCGCGGAAGAGCAACCACTGGATGCTGTAACCGTCAATGCCCTCCTGGCGGACGTGGGGATCGTCGTAACGGACGAGCCAGAGGCCCAGCGGCCTGAGCGGGTGTATGGATGGACCCGGACGAAACTGACCGGCCCCGAGAATGCGCGCCTCAGCAAGCGGTTTCTGGCCAATGAACGGCGGTCGATTCCGGATCTCTATTGGCGATCTGAGTGGCTCTGTGAGTTTGTGGATACCGGGGAACAAATCTTTACCACGGATGACTTGATGGCGATGTTGTCGGGGGAGGTGGCACCCTTGTTTGATCCTGCTGATGTCATGGTCGAGGATGGGCGGGTGCTGCGAGGGGATGTGCAGCCGTTGGGGCTTAGCAGCAATGGCTGGACCCATTAATGGATACGAGCGCGGCCCTCTATCGGCCTCCGAAATTCATCGCGGGCCTGGATATTGGACAACAAGTCGATCCCACAGCCCTCTGTATCATGGAGCGGCAGATGCTGCTGGACCAGGGGACTCTGGTGCCACGCTTCGATACGCGCTATCTCGAACGCCTGCCGCTGCAAACGCCCTATCCGGTGATGGTCAAGGGCGTGCGGGAACGGTTAGAAAAGCTGGGTGATCGGGCCGTGCTGGTCATTGATGCGACAGGGGTAGGGCGGGCGGTTACGGATCAGTTTCGTGACGGGTGGCATACGACAGACAGTCTGACAGGCGAACGCTTGACCTTGCCCGGCAAGCCGACGATTATCGCCCTCACGATCACCAATGCCGAGCATGCCCGATCAGAACGCTGGGATGAGTGGTACGTCCCGAAACGGGATCTGATTATGACCTTCATGGTGGCCTTGCAACAGCGCCGGTTTCGCGTGGCAGCGGGGTTGAAAGAGGCGGAGATGCTCTTCAAAGAAGGGCAAGGGTTCCAGTGGAAAGTGAGTAAGGCTGGCAATGATCTGTACGGTGCCTGGCGTGAGGGCCAGCATGATGACTTGCTGCTCGCGTGTGCGATTGCGGTCTGGTGGGGTGAGCGGTACGCACCGCGGAGTCTGCCCTCGTCGCAGGGGCAGGCGTATGCCATCGGTAGCGGCAATCCGCTCAGGCGGGTGGCAGGGGGGCGGCGATGAGTGCGGATACCAAAAGTGCCACGCTCCACAGTGCGGCGAGTACGGGCAATGGGACGGCGCTGGAGGTGACCGGCTATGGCGTCGTGGGTCTGGGGATTGTGGGCTCGGCCGGGGCGGATCGCGTGGTCAATTTTGAGGCGAGTCAGGATGGCACGACTTACGTGGCCATCCAGGCCACGAATGCGGCCACGGGGACGGCAGCTCTGACGGCCACGGTGACGGGCACGACGGCGCAACTGTGGCGGATGGCGGTTGGGGGGTTCCGACTCGTGCGGGCGCGGCTCAGTGGGGGCACGACGGGGACGGTCACGATCACTGCAACCGCGCTAGAAGGAGTGATGTAGCATGGGCGAACGACGGAATATGCCAGCGGAGGACACGGCGCCACCGGCGGACGACAAGGCGATGTCACCCAAAGCGGCGATGACCACCGCAGCGTTAGCGGAGGCGGTCAAGCTGGTGGATCAGGAGTTGGACCGGCAGTGTCGGGTGTATGACGCGGCGCATGCCGTGCGAGCGTGCGTGGGTGCCAGTATCCAGGCCGTCATTGCCGAGTGCCAGGCGCTTGACGCGCGCAAGGCCGCGCTCCAGGCCGAGGTTGCCACGCTTCAGGCGCAACTGGGTGACCTGAAGGAGAGCGTGGGGAAAGCGCGCGGGAGTAAGGCGTAAATGGCGGAGGCGACACGGGCAGCACGGGGCAGGCGAGGACATCGATGGTGGACTCTTTACGGCTGACGTCGTTGAATGGCGAGCGTCTGGCGCGAGAACCGTTGTGCTTTACGGTGTGCCGCATCCAGGCGTTGCATCAGGTGTGGAAGCCCCACGTCATCATCATTGATGCGTCGTATGGCACGAGCGAGGACACGGCTATTCTGGCGTTGTATCTGCAGGAGGCGGGGGTGGAGGTCGAGCTACGCCATGGGTCAGCGTGCGAGGATGCCGCGTAATGGCTGAGGCAACCTTAGCGCCACGCATGCGCAGTGAGCGACGAGCCATACATGGCCAGGCCGATGAGCTGGCGCGGCGCTATGAGGCGCTGAAGCAGCAGCGGAGTACCTGGGATTTCGATTTCCAGGATATTGTTCGTTTGCTGATCCCAGGCCATGACGACATCATTGAACTCCATGATCCCGGCCAGTCACGGACGGAACATATCTTTGACGGCCATCCCTTGCGGGCGCCACAAATTCTCGCCTCGAATATGATGTCGGCGGTCACCAACCAGGCTTTGCAATGGCGCAGGCTCAAATTCCGCGACGAGGCGCTGAACGAGACGCAGGCCGTGAACCAGTGGCTCCATGCCTGTGATACGCGGCTCATGGCGGCCTACAGTTCGAGCAACTTCTATCAGGCGGCGCACACGTATTACCTGAATCTGGGCGGCTTTGGCACGGCGGCCATGTATGCCGGGAGTCGGCTCGGGACGGATGGGACGCATCTCCACTTTAAGACGCTCCCGACAGGCTCGTATGTCATTGCCGAAAATGCCGATGGGCTGGTGGATACCTTGTTCCGAGAGCTGTGGCTGACGCCGCGCCAGGCGCTTCAGATGTTCGGGGGCGAGTGCAGTGTCAAGATGCGCGAGATGGCGGACAAAGCCGACTTGGTGGATAAGCAGCAGAAGTTCCTGCACTGCGTCTACCCTCGGCAGGACCGTAACCCGGCGCGCTATGATAACCAGCATATGCCGTATGCGGGCGTGTATCTCGAACTGGACCAGAAGCACATCTGTGATGAGACAGGATTCCAGGAATTTCCCTATCTCGTGTCGCGGTGGGAAACGTTATCACGGGCGCCCTATGGCTACGGGCCAGGCCATCTGGCGTTGCCTGATGTGCGCATGCTCAACGCCCTGCGCGAGTTGCATCTGCAACAGTTGGCGCTGTGGGTCCAGCCGCCGCTCAAGGCGCTGCAAGAAGGGATTATCGGCAACATTAGCCTGGAATCGCGGGCGGTCAACGTCGTGCGCCAGATGGATGCGTTGCAACCGATGGATCTGACGGGTCGCCCCGATCTGGTGCAGATTGACCAGGCGGACTTGCGCCGGAGTATCGATGATACGTTCTTCGTGACGGCGCTCCAGGCGTTGCCGCCGCCCGATGCGAGCAACATGACGGCCTACGAAGTGGCGCAGCGGATCGAACTGATGACGCGCCTCATGGGGCCGGTGTTCTATCGCCTGCTGGCGGAGTTCCTGAATCCCTTAGAAGATCGCGTGTTTGGCATTGCCTGGCGGGCTGGTGCCTTGCCGCCTCCCCCGATGGAAGTCTGGGAGGCGGCACGCACCACGAACGGGCAACTGGATGTCGATTACGATGGTCCCTTAGCGCGGGCGCAGCGGGGCGATGATATTAAGGCGATTCAGGGCATGGTGGGGCTCGGGTCGCAGATCGTGGCGATGGCGCAGAGTGCCGACATTCTTGATAATCTCGACTGGGATGAAAATTTCCGCCATGCTGCTGAGGTCCAAGGGATTCCTCGGGCCTACATCCGGGATATGCGGGAGGTGGTGAAGATGCGCGCAGCCCGGGCGCAACAGGCCGCCGCCTTGCAACAGGCGCAGATGCAGAACGAAAGCCTGACGGCCATGGGCCGGGTGGCCCCGCTGATTGATACGATGCAGCAACAGCCGATGGCAGCGTAGGGGAGACGGCTATGGCCGAGGCGCATGATTATAGTGTCGCCCTGGAAGTCGTGACGGATATGCGGCAGCAACTGGCCGAACTCATCGAGAACTTTGTTGCGGCGCTGGCCGATGGCCAGGTGTCGCCGATCGAAGGGATTCGGCTCGGCATGAAGGGCTTGACCTTTGGGACGGCGATCTTGACGTTGCTCCGGGATACGGATGCGGCGATCCAGCAGGACGTGCTCTATGTGCTCGAACATGCCGTCTTGACGGTGCCGGAGTAAGGCGTATGGCGTCACGCATCCCGCTGGGGCGCGCGCTGGCGGCGCTGGCGCAGGCGGACAGTCGGGAGAGCCGGGGGGAAGCCCAGACTCGGCGTGAGGCGACGCTGGCCGCGTATGCCTGGTTGGAGCGCCAGCCGCAAGGCGAATTGATTCTGGAAGACTTGGCGCTGCGGCTGACGACGCCGTGCGAGTCGCTGTATGACGAAGGTGGGCGACGGTTGGTCCTGACGATCTTTCAGGCGATTGCGGATGGCAAGAAGGTGCAAGAACGGGGGAGCGATGGACGCGCGTGAGACCCTGCTGGCGCAGGAGCCAGCGCCCACGATTGTGATTCACTGCGAGAAACAACCCATTCCCGGGCCGGCGGGTGCGTTTCAGTTGCTCCCGCGCGTGTCGTTTACCAATATGCCGGGCGGGTGGGAGACGACGTTGAAGATGCTCATGCAAGCGACGGGGCTGGTCGTGCAGGAGATGCTGACGCAGGCCCGGCACGAGGGCGAGCGGCGCATTGCCGTGGTGCCAGGCTTGCCAGGGGATCTGGTGCGGCACTAGGACGATGTAAAGACTGTTAGCGTAGAACACAACCGCATATCGGCGTCACTTGTCCCTAGCTAAGACGAGGGGCGCAAAGAGCTATGGCGCTATTCCTGTGACAGGGCGGGGATAGCGCTTTTTTTGTGCCCACGACGCCGGTTACAGGCGCAGGAGTCCAGTGTGATGCGATGGTCCGCGATGATGGCAGAGACAGGGGCAGAGGGTGCCGGGAGTGGGGGCAGTGGTGCGACGGGCGCCGAGGGCAGCGTGCTCACGCCGGGTGCTGGCGCTGACCCCGGGAGCGGTCGCACCCTGCTGGATGAAGGGGGCACCGGGAACCTTCTCGACTGGCGTAGTGGGTTGCCCGACAACTTACGCAGCGCGCCCATTATCCAGCAGCACCTGACCCAGGAGAGTGCCGCCAAGACGCTCGTGGCGCAGGCCGAGATGATTGGACGCGGGATTTACCTCCCCAAAGAAGAGCCGGGCACCGAGGCGCACACCGCCGGCATGCAAAAGATTTACGACAAGCTCGGGCGCCCTGCATCGTCCGACCAGTATGCGTTCACGCTGCCGGAAGGCCGCACCATGGATGGCGAGGTGCAAGGCCGCCTGGCCAAGGCGTTCTATGCTCATGGCCTCAGCCAGGCCCAGGTGGATGGCGTGATGGCGGAATACTGGCGCACCGTGCAGTATGCGGAAAATATCCAGGAAGGCCGCGAACAAGACAGCTATCAGAGCGGGCGCAACGCCCTGTATGCCGAGTTTGGGGCCAATACGGAGCGGGAGATGACCCTGGCGCAACGCTTCGTCGAGCATTTTGGGGCCGGGGCCTTCAGTGGCGAGGCAGGAAGCAAGGCGTGGGAGCAAATCCGGGACGCGCGGACCGCGGATGGCGCGCGGCTCATTAACTCACCCTATCTGGTTGCCACGTTTGCCGAGGCCATGCGGCGGCTGGGCGAAGGCGATTTTATCGAGAGCAGCTTCTATCAGCCCGGCCAGAACACGATGCAGACGATGGAGACACGGCAGAAAGAGCTCACGGCCAAGCGGCACGCGCCTGGGGGCTTGTCGGAGCCGGAGCAGGCCGAGCTGATGCGTTTAAACCAACAGATTGTGGCCGCACGGGACCGCCAGGAGCGGGGGCGGGCGGCCTAGACATGTGCCTGACAATCTCTCTGTGCGAGAGACCAGGCTACTCCACGGTAAGACGTGGCGAACGTGGCGCGAGAGGCCCACAGGAGGGACGGAATCTACGACAACCCTCCGCTGAGCCAGGAACCTTAGTCCTCAAGGATTAAGGCTATGCCGAACAATGGACCCAATGATGCCTTAGTTCTCCAGTTCGAATCAGATTATGACCATCTGTTCCAGCAGCAGATGGCTCGCCTGCAAAACTCGGTCCGTGTCAAGGATGGCGTGACCGGGACGATGGCTGCCTTCGGCCTCCTGGGCGAGTCGGAAGTGACGGACATTACCGGCGAGCGCCATGGCGAAACGCATTTCCATGATAGTCCCTCGTATCGGCGCTGGGCCGTGAAGGGCGATTATGAAGATGCGCAGATGCTCGACGAAGAAGATGCGATGGAGATGCTCATTGATCTGGAAATGGGTTATGGGCAAAACGCCGTAATGGCGATGAACCGCAAGGTCGATAAGGTCATTATCGACGCCGTGACGGCTACGGCCACGAGCGGTGCGACGGGCACAGGCACGAGCGTCTATAACACGGCAGACGCCCTGGTCGATGGCACCGGGGGTAATCAGGTGCCGCTCAATGCCTCGGGCCTCGCCATCGACAAGATGCGACACGCCCGCGCGGTGTTCGATGCGCGCGAAGTGGGCACCGACGAAATGGCGATGGGGATGACCAATTTTACCTGGATCACCAATGCGGCGGGCCACAAGAACCTGCTCGAACAAACGGAAGCCACGTCCACGGATTACCTGGGCGTGATCGTCGTGAACGGCAGCGAGCGCACCAGCCGCATGCCGCTCGTCAATGGCCGCATCGAGCAGTATATGGGCTTTCGCATCCAGATTAGCAACCAGCTCAATACGTCCGGCGGCAACTTCGTCAACCTGGCGTTTCATCACCGGGCGATGGGCCTGGCGCGCTGGCGCGGGCGCCGCATCTGGGTGGGCGACTTGCCGACACGCCACCTGGCACGCGGCGTGATTGTCAAGGAACACTTTGGGGCCGTCCGCGTGCACGACCGTGGCGTATTGTCGATTCTGTGCCAGGCAGCCCTGTAATAGCTTACTGCCCTTCAGGAGGGCCGCGACGTGCCTGCGGGCGACGGGCGGTCCTGAAAGGATTGCGTGATGGCGGAGACCTATAGTACCCAGTATGCTAATGCCTTTATTAGTAGTCCAAGAGGTAATAACTACGCCTATGGTCGAGCGCAGCGTCCCTTTGACTTTGATTATGTGCAAGTCGCGACGGGCACGGCGGGCGATACCATTCTCCTCGCCAAGCTGCCGCCGCATAGCACCGTGGATATGTACCGCTCGTGGTTTGCGTGGTCGGGGTGGACCTCGGGCGCCACGCTGAGTATTGGCTGGCAAGCGTATACCGATGAAGATGGAGCTGTGCAGGCCCTCAGTGCGGCGGGCTTGCTCAGTGCGGTGTCCCTGACGGCGGATGGGGCGTGGGCGCATGGAATGCTCGTAGTCGCTACGCCTGACGATAGTAACCCGGTGGTGGGGCGCAAGGTGTTTAACAACCGTACTGCTGTGACGTTGTATGCGACAGTGGGGAGTCAGGCTCCAGGCGCGGCGGATATTCTCAATGGATCGTTTGCAGTGCAGACCGCGTAGGCTGAGAGGGGGAGTCTGCGGGCTCCTCCTGGTGAGGGGGCGGATATGCTGACCGTCTTTCTGCTCTTAGCGCTCGCGGCGTTTGTGTGTGCCGTGCTGTCGGGCATGGGGTATCCACCGCCTGTCTGGGTGGCTGTGCTCCTCCTGTGTATCATCGAGCTGATGCGGGCGCTGCCGCTCGGGAGATAGCATGGACCCATTGTCTGCGTGCAATGAAGCTATTGCGGAGTGCGGCGGGGGCGAGTTTAATGCGCCGCGTATCCACTCCTTCGAGGATGGCACGAGCCTCTCGACCATGTGCGGGGAACTGTACCCCAGCTCGCGCGATGCGGTCCTTGAGCTGCATCCCTTTAACTTTGCGACGGCCTTTGCCCGGTTGGCTCGCTCGCCCGATACGCCGCCGATGAAATGGCGCTATCAGTTTTTGTTGCCCACCAATCCGTACTGCCTGAAGGTGCGGGGCACGGATGAAGGGCCCGGGGCGGACTTTGAGATCGGCACGGACAGTAACGGGCATCGCGTGCTGTTTAGCGATCAACCCGAGGTGTCCATCGAGTACACGAAACGGGTGCTTGATCTCGGTTCCTGGTCGCCCCTGGCGTATCAGGTCCTGGTCAAGATGTTGGCCTCACGGCTGGCGAAACCGCTTACAGGCCAGAGTTCGCTCACCGATCAGAAGCTGAAAGAAGCCTATGCGCTGCTCCCGGAGGCGCGGGGCAGTGATGGCCGGGAAGGCTCGCCGTTTCGCCTGCGGGCCAATACGACGTTGACGCGGGCGCGCCAGACCAACGGGCGCGTGTTCCCGTATGGCACCATCGTAGTCGATGGGTAGGAGCATTGTGTGAGTGAACATCTGGAACGGCGCCTGCAATCCCATACGTACCATCGGCCATCGCTAGCCGTGCAAACCTTGATGAGTCAGACGCGAGAATCCTTCATGCTGTTGGTAGAACTGCTGGATACGGATATCCCTGAATGTCGGGAGAAGGCGCTGGCGTTCACGGCACTGGAAGAAGCGGCGATGTGGGCGATGAAGGCGCTGGCGTTAACCGATCCTGGCGGTGAGGTCATCAGTCCTGCGCAGGACCCGGCAAGAACAGGAGACACGGATGTTGCCTGATGGTCCCGTAATGACGTGCCAGGAAGAAGGCTGGTCGGCGGTATTGCCAGAGCTGGAAGCCTGTTGGAAAGATCACTGGCGCGAGATTGCCCAGGACCAGGACAAGATGCCGCTTGATGTCGATTATGCCAGCTACGGCGCCCTGGAGCAGGCTGGGGCGCTCTCGGTGGTGACGTGCCGGGTCGATGGCGCGTTGGCGGGGTACTTTATCAGTTTTATCCGTCCGCACCTGCACTACCGAGGCAATCTGTGTGCCTACGTCGATGTCTATTACGTGAAGCCGGGCTATCGGGTGGGCTATGTGGCGATGCGGCTGTTTCGGACCGCTGAGCAGGTGTTGCGCGCACGCGGGGTGGAGAAGGTCTTTGCCGGGACGAAGGTCTATAAGGACATGGGGCGCCTGTTTAAGCGGCTCGGGTGGGTCGAGACCGAAACACTCTATACTAAATGGATAGGGGTCTAACAGTGCCAGCCACCTCAGAGTCTCAAGCCCGAACTGCGAGGATGGCTCTTGCTCATAAGCATGGACACCTCCCGCTCAAAGACCTGCCGGCGGGGGCCCGAGAAGCTGTCCAGAGCATGAGTCAGATGAGTGAAGATAGCCTGAAAGATTTTATGTATACCAAGGGGCACAAGCCGAAAACGTTGTTGCGCTAGGGGGCCGTGATGGGCATTACCTCTGCCATTATCGCAGGCGTAGGGCTCGCCGCGAGTCTGGCCACGACGGGCCTGGCGCTGGCGAAGGGCGGACCAGACCTGCCCAAAGTACCGCCGCCGGTCAAACCGCCGGCGCCTCCAGCCATTCCGCCGCCGCCTCCCTTGCCACCGCCCCCGAGCGAGACTGAGGCCGGGGCAGCGGTAGCGACGGAGCGGCGCAAGCGGCAACAGCGGTTCGGAATAAGTAACACGTTGTTGACTTCGCCGCTCGGTGGGAGTGGGAGTAGCGGGTCAGCAACAGAGGGCAAGACGTTGCTTGGGGGGTAATCGTGGCGCTGGTCGAGTTTTTGCGTGGCAGTTTTACGTCAGGGGAACTCAGCTCCCTTATGGCTGCTAGAACTGAGGTAGATAGGTATAAGAACGGGGCCATCCTCTTAGAGAATTTCCAGGTCTTGCCGCAAGGCGGTGTCACCCGGCGCCCTGGGACGCGCTACGTGGCCACGGTGAAGCATCCGGATCGCCTCACGCTGGTCAAGCCGTTTGAGCCCTCGACCACGGACGCCTATATCCTCGAAATCGGGCACGAATACCTCCGGTTTTACCACCAGGGAGCGCGGATTGAGGTCGACGGCGTGCCGGTCGAGGTCGTCACGCCCTACCAGGATCATGAGTTGCGGTTGCTGCGGACGGCGCAGAGTAATGACGTCATGATCTTTGTGCATCCCAATCATGCTCCGCAACGGCTGTCCCGCCTCGAAGCGGACGGGACTTCCTGGGATTTCCGTCCTATTCCCTTCTATCCACCGCCACTCTATGAGGCGGGCCATACCCCGGACATTACCTTGACCCTCGCTGCCACGACAGGCACGGGGGTCAGTGTCACCGCCAGTGGCCCAACGTTTCTGGTGAGTGATGTGGATCGCGTCCTGAGCAGTGGCATTGGTCGGGGCATTATCCGGGCCGCGATTACCTCGACATCGGCAGTCCTCGACATTCTGGACGCCTTTAGCAGTACAACCCTCCTGCCCAACGATTGGAAACTCGAACGCTCGCCGGTGGCCCTGGCCAAGGTCTCGAAAACAGGCCCTGTGGGCGCCCAGGTGACGATTGATCTGTATCAGCAACAAGACAATGCGACGAACCTGGTGGCCAACGGGACGTTTGGCACGGGCGATCTCACCAGTTGGCTCAACGTCTCGCAAGGCCAGGTCGTGACCGGCACGCATACGGGCGGGGGCAATAACGACGATCTGCAAGACAGTGCGCAGGATTTTGTCAATGCGGGCGTGCGTCCGACGATGGTCGTGACCAATACGACGGACGGCTCGACAGGGTTGGTGGCCTCCGTCAGTCCGCTCTTTCTCGTCATAGGCGATCCGGGCATGGTCGGGGGTGCGGAGAACGACTTTGATAGTGGCGATGTGTACATGGTCGCTGGGACAGGTGGCGCGGCGGTCGAGGGCGGTATGGCGAAACTGACCGGGGGGACCGCAGGCATTGGCTGGATTAGTCAGGGCCTTCCCACGGTGGCGGGCACGGCGTACCGGGTGGCGTTCCGGGTGAGTGATGCCCCGGTGTCGGCCCAGGTCGGCACGGCGGCCCAGCTCTCCGATGTGCAGGCGGAAGCCAGTTATGCCATTGGCGAGCAATCCTTCTCGTTTACGGCGACCAGTACGACGAGCTATCTCCAGTTCCGCAACAACCAGGATACGGCAGGCAAGGTCGGCGCGATTACCTGTCGCCTGTACGGGGTGGGCGGGTTTCGGCCCGAGGATGTCGGGAAGTACATCGAGATCCATGGCGGCCTCATTCGCATCACGGCCGTCACGGATAATACGCACGCCATCGGCCAGATTGTCGAGGAGTTACGGACAGACGATCCTGCCGCAGCGGGCGCCTGGGCGCTGAAAGAAGATGCCTGGTCGGACACGCTCGGCTGGCCGTCTGCGGTGGTGCTGTACGAGGGGCGGCTCTACTTTGCTGGGACAGCGCAGTTCCCGCAGACCCTCTGGGGCAGTGTGATTGATGATCTCTTTAACTTTACGCTGGGCCCGAATGCCGATGATGCCCTGGAACTGGCCCTGGTCGATAGTGGCGGCAACATTACGCTTAACCGGATTCGGTGGCTCATGCCAGCGGAAAACATGCTGGTCGGCACGACACACGGGGAGTACCGGCTGATCGGCTCGGGGGATGATCCGCTGTCGCCTGCGACGCCGCCCCGGAACCGTATCCAGTCCACCTTTGGCAGTGATACGGTGCAGCCGCTGAAGGTCGGCTCGGCGTTGCTCTTCGCGCAACGCCAGGGCTCCAAGTTGCGGGAAATGTCCTATGACGAGCGCACGATGACCACGTATATTGCGCGCGATCTGCTCATTACCAGTGAGCATCTCCTCAAGCAGCACCGCCTGCTCGAACTGGCCTTTGCGGCGGAGCCGATCCCGCTGGTTTTTGGCGTCCGCTCGGACGGGCAGCTGCTGGTCCTGACCTATGACCAGGGCGAGCAGGTCGTGGCGCCCTGGCGGTTCGTGACGGCGGGCGTTGTCGAGAGTGTGGCGACGATTCCGCATCCCAGTGCGAATGCTTCCCAGGTGTGGCTGGCGTGTCAGCGCACGCTCCAGGGCACCGTGACGCGGTTTCTCGAATATCTCGATCCTGAAGCCGCCATGGTGCTGCCGGAGGCCGTCACGATGTTTAACGAGTTGACCCAGGAACACGAGAGCATCGAGGGCTGGAACGGCCTCACGGTCGATGCGGGAAAGGTGTATACCGCCATCAACACGGCGACGCTGACGGGGCTCACCTACCTCGAAGGCGCCCTGGTGCAGATTGTGGGCGATGGCGCGGTGTTCCCGGCGCAGGTAGTCAAAGATGGGCAGGTGGTGTTGACGCAAGCCGTGCAGACGGCGTTTGTGGGGCTCGGCTATACACCGCGCGGGCGGACGATGCCGGTTGAGGTAGTCGTGCGGGGCCAAACCGGGCAGGGGCTGCGGAAGCGCTGGGCGAACCTGCGGGCACGGGTGCTCGGGACGGCGTGTCTCGTGCTCCAAGGGGAGCGGATCCCGTTCAGGCAACCGCACATGCCGATGGATCAAGGGCCTGCTCCGTTTACTGGGGATCGGGAGGTTTTAGCTTTAGGGTACGACCGTTATGGATTCATCTCATTTGAAATAGATCAACCTTTGCCAGCAACCATCATAGCGATTCTCGGCACTGTGGACACTGAAGTGAGGGCCTAGAGGTATGGGTGAACAGGACTATGGTTCCTGGATGACCCCGTTCGATGCGACAGACGCGCCCACGGCGCCGGTGCTTGCGCCGGGTGATGAGGGGCGCATGCTCTGGGCAGGGCCGACGTGGGCGGGCATTACCTCGACGGTTGGCAATGCGGCTACATCAGCCTGGAGCGGGGTCTCATCGTTTGCCAGTACCGGCTCGGGCATGGCGGGGATGGGCTATGGCGCCGAAGCCTTAGCCTCACTGGCCCAGGGCCTGCTTGCGGCGAAACGGGCCAAGCGGATTGCGGAATATAACGCGGATATTACCGAAGCGAACGCCCAGGCGCAGGCCCAGGCCGCCGAAGTGGAAGCCCAACAGTACATCCGGCGGGCAGCGCTGACACAGCGCGAGCTGGCCGAGGCGGAAGTCCTGACCCAGCAGGCCCAGGCGTACCGGGAAGCGCGGCAGCAGGAGCAGGACGCGCGGATTCTGGGGCAGACACGCGCGATTATCGGCAGTAGCGGCCTCATGCAAGGTGGCTCGCCGTGGGCCGTGTATGAAGAAACGGCGCGGCAACAAGCGTTGGATGTCCTGGCCACGCGCTATCAGAGCGCGCTCCAACTCCGTCAGCAACGGCAGGCGGCGCAGGACCAGATCACGCAGGATGAGTACGCCGCGCAACTGGCCCGGTACGGCGCCGGAGAACGGTTGCGGGTGGGTGGTGCCCAGGCAGGGCTCTTGCGGGCCGAGGCGGACGGCTCAGCGGTGGGCGCGGGCTTGCTGAGAGCGTCAGCCGCCGTGACCAAAGGGGCAGCGGCCTACACGTTACTCGAAGAGCGGCGCAAGTCACCGACGCTGCTGAAGGACTAGGTTACGCCTGCGATACCGAGTTATCTGGCCAGGGAAGCGCTGCCGTCCAGTGGCGGCCAGAGCGCGCGGGGCGGTATTGTCGGCGTGCCGGCGGTGACGCAACCGGGCGTCCAGGACAGTGGCCCGACGGCCCTGGAGCGGACGTTAGGGGCCTTGCCCGAGGCCGTGCAACAGGCGGGCGGGCTGGCCGTCAAGACGGAAGAACTCCAGGCGCACCGGCAAAAAGTCTTTGATACGCTGAATGGGAAGGAACGGCATCAGGACTTTCGGCTGGGCTTGCAGCCGGCGTATGACCAGTGGCGGCAAAATCCTGACTGGCAGACGTTGCCGGAACGGGTGACGGAAGAAGGCGGCAAACTCATCGAGACGATGGGCGCCAATCTGTCGCCCTATGCCCGGCGCATCTTCCAGGACGATGCCAAGCAAACGCTGGCCGTCTTTCAGCAACGAGCCATCGAGGAGCGCACGAAACGGACGGAGGGCGCCACGGCCTTTACGTTTGCCCGGGAGTTGCAGCAAGGCCAAACGGCGCTCGCGCAGGCCCAGACGCCCTACGAGGTGCTCCTGGCCCAGGGGCAGCTGGAAGAGACGGTCAAGCGGTTTGTGGAGACCGGCCTGATTGATGGCGTCAAGGCGGCGACGGCGCTGAAAGGCACCTATGATGCGGTGGCCGATGAACAGGTGCTGACGGCGATCGAAGCACAGCCGAGTGCGATGCGGGAGCAACTGCACGCGCAAGCCGCCAAACAACCTACGCGGGAGGATCTGCCGCTGTCCCGGCCCGAAAAGCTGGCCGAGCATGCGCAGCGGGCCTTTGAGGTGGAACAGCAACGCATCAACCAGCGCGAGCGTGCCGAGAAGATGGCCGAGGTACGCTGGGGCAAGCAACAAGACCAGAACGCGGCGACGATTCGGGCGGAACTGTCCACTATCCTCCCGACGCAGGAGAACATTGCCCGGTATGATGCGCTGCTGGCGGACGTGAATGCCAAGGCCGTCGGGCCACAGCCGCAAATTACGGGGGCGGCGCAGCAGGAGTTTACGAATCATATCCGCATCCTCCGGGCGACGGCGAGCCATCCCCGTGAGACGGATGATGGCCCGACCGAGCGCGATCTCATCATCAAGCTGGATGCCGCGAACAGTGAGCGGGACTACGCCGTGATGCGGCAGATGGTGGTGGAGCGGTCGGGGCTGCTCAAGCCGGAGACCTTCCAGCGCTTTATGAATACCATCCGGGAGCGGACGGTGGGCAGTCACTACTCGCAGGATGCGGCCTATAAAGAAGGCACGCGGATTATTTATGGCAGCGATATTGCCGAAGGCACCTTTGTCAACATCATGCGCAGTTCGATGGCGGAAGACGAACAGAAACGCTTGCGCAATGCCATGGATAACTACCGCCAATCGTTTGAAGAACTCTGGAAGCAGGATCAGGCGCTGGCGCGGAGCCGGGCGTCTGAGTTGGCGCTGGATATGCGGTACAAGTACATGGATGTGCCGGGGAAGAAAGCCCTCTTTGATGCCTTACCCCGGCAACTCCAGGGACCGGATGGCCGCAGCGGTATCACGAATGAAGCCGAGGTGGATGCGATTATCCAGAAGGGGCCGGGCGATAAGGCTGAAAAGCAACGCGAGAAAGACCGATGGAAAAAGTGGTATCAGAGTCGGGGTGAGGACGTGAAACCAAGCCCGTCTGGTGGGACTACTCCCGCCACGCAGCCCTGGAAACCTAAAGAGGTGCCGAACTGATGGCGGAGACGGCCTACACGGATGACTTCTCCCCGTTGTTTCGTTCCACCCGTGATGCGATGGATGGCGCACGTTGGGATCAGACCTTGGCCGTGGGCCGCCGCCCCACGCAGGTGCAGACGCGCCAGGATGTATCCACGCTGGTGCGGGAGATTGCGCCCAAGTACGGGGTCGATCCCCGACTCGTCGAGGCGGTCATTGGCCTGGAGTCGGGCGGCCAGGCGGACGTGATCTCGCGGAAAGGGGCACAGGGGGTTATGCAGCTGATGCCGGGCACCGCGAAACGCTTTGGCGTCACCGATCCGCTTGATCCAGCGCAAAACATCGAAGGGGGCGTCCGGTATCTGGCCTGGCTGCGCGATCAGTTTCCTGGACGGACGGATTTGCAACTGGCCGGGTATCACGCGGGCGAGGGGGCGGTGCGCAATGCGGGGTACACCATTCCCCAGACGCACGACGGCAACATGAGTACGGGGCAGTATGTGGCGACGGTGCTGCGGCGGTACACGCCGACGCTGCCGGGCGAAGAAGGCAGACCCGTGCTGGATGTGCGGGACGCGCTCGCGCGGCAGTCGGTGCGGGAAGGCACGCCGGGGCCGACGCTGCACGTCACGACAGACCCAAGCCAACTCAGCATGCAGGCGCGGGGTGGCAAGCCTGCGCAGGGGCTTCCAGGCGAAGGCGGGATACCGCCCTTAGACCTCAGCCGGGAAACGCAGCAGCATGTGATGGACTTGCCAGGCACCAGGCTCACCGTCGAGACGGACATGGGCAACCTGATGGCCCGCACCGCAGGCCAGCCGACGGCACTCCAGCCCGGCCAACGGCCGTTTGATGCGGCGCATCCGGCCTTAGAGCCGGGCCTGGTCGAGGATCGGGCCGGGCGGATCGTCGGGGGCATTGCCACAGGCGCTGTCGGGATGGTCGAGAATCTCTTACAGAGCGTGGTCGCAGGGGAAAACCTTGTCGGACTGACGCGGCCCGCTGTTCCAGGGATGACCGATCCGATGGGGGTCGAGTTGCTGCTGCCACCGATTAAAGGTCTGGAGAAGTCCATTGCGCCACGGCTCGGCGGGGAAGCCCCGGACCTGGTGGACAAGCTGGCGAACGGCCTTGGCACCTCCCTCGCCAGCCTGTTGCCCGGCGCGGCGGCCCAACGGTTTCTGCGAGGCGTCTCGACGGTGGCGCCGAGGCTGGCTCGGCTGGGGGGTGCGGTCACGTCGGGCCTGATCGAGGCGGCGGGCGAAGCCGGGGGCGTCTACGAACAGATGGCGCCGATTGTGGGTGAGGGTGAAGCCAGCAAGCGGGCCCTCACGTCTTTTGCCGCGAATGCCGTCCTGGTGACGGCGACAGATAAGCTCGGCATCTTTGGGGAAGAAGGGCGCCTGCTGCGCCGGGCCCTGGCAGGGGCCATCAGCAACGGTGCACAAGAAGCGATGCAATACGACATCGAGCGGCGCCAACTTTGGGTCCCGGCGAACCACCAGGCGGCAGACGGCCTGAAAGCGGCAGGCTGGATCCAAGAAGGTGCGCGCCTGGTGAAGCCGTTTGCTGCAAAAGACATGGGTGAGGCGGCGCTGATTGGCATGCTCATTGGCGGGCCAGCAGCGGCAGCGGTGGGGGCGGTTGCCGAACGCGAGTTGCCCCAGATCCGTCAGGTGGTTGAGCAAGAACAGCGAGCAGTTGCTACGCAGATCCCTGACACGCTGGTGAAGGATCCGGAGGGCCAGCCGCTGCGGGTGTATCATGGGACACCAGCACCTTTTGACCAGTTTCGCATAGACACGGCGGTGGAAAATTCGCTGTATGGCCCTGGTATCTACTTTACGGACAATCCGCAAGTTGCCGAGGGTTATAGCAAGGGGCAGGCGCGTGGGCCAACGGCGCCGGACCTGTTGGTATCGCCAGAGGCAGCGCGGGAAGCGATTGCGAACGTACCTGACCTCTTGAACAGTGAACGCCGCGCGATGGCCGAGTTAGGAGATAACGAACTTGCGGAAACCATTGCCAACATGGCCGAGCGCGGCTATGCGATTGACGCGCCCAACCTGATAAGCACTTTTGCTGGGCAACCCAATATTCGCCCTGCCTATCTGAACATTACCAACCCTTTTGATATCAATGCCGATCTCTCCGCAGCGCAAGTCCGGGCCTTGCTAGGTCAAATGCCAGAAACCACTAGGCCGGTGTTAGAAGGATTGACGCAGGAGTGGGAGGCGCGGGGGTGGCAGGGCGTCAATGCGGATGATGTGTATGATCTTCTGACACGGGCCTTTGGCGGCGACAAGGCGGCTGCCAATCGGTTTCTCCAGCAGCAAGGCTATGATGGCATTGCTCATACAGGCGGCCAGGTAAGCGGCGGCGAGTCACATCAAGTCTATATTGCCTTCTCGCCTGAGCAGGTGATCCCGGCCTTTTCGATTGACGCGGCTCTGCAAGCCGTCCAGCAGCCTGACACGCCGCCGCCTGGCGTCGAGCCGTCCACCTGGCAGCGCTGGGGGGCGTATCTCACCAACCTGTTGCCGGACATCCAGCCGGGACCTGGGGGGCGTGGTGGCTTTCTGGGCGGGGAACGCGGTTCCCTGGGGACGGGCGCACCGACGTTACGGATGGGCGCCGAGGGGTTGACGCCGGAGCGCTACCGCACGCCCAGCGGGGGGTGGCGTATTCCGTTGCGCGATATGCCGAGCCAGGAGCTTGACCTCAAAGATTTTATCGTCCAGCAAGGCGGGATTAAGCTCGCAGGCGAAGAACTCCGCGGCGAACTGGAAGCGGTCATTAGCCGGAAGGAAACCGGGCTCGTTGGGCTCCAGAACAATGCGAGCGGCATGAGCCTGCAAGCGATGGCGGAGACCGCAGCCGAACAGGGCTTTATCCCGAGCGCGGATAAAGAAGCGTTGTTGCAAGCGCTGGATCGCAACATTGTCCAGGGCCATCCGGTGCCGAGTGTCTACGCCACGGGGCGGATTGCGCTGCTCGATGATCCGTATGTGAGTGCCGGGTATCAAGCGGTCCTGGATGCGGTCGAGGCGGTCCGAGGACGCACCGAAGAACAGGTGGCGGGGGTTCGCCATCGGCGGGCCGTGCATGCCGAAGCGGCGGCCCTGATCGAGGAAGGCGCCTTCTCGCATGACGATATCCGGGAGATCTTCCCCAATACCACGCTGAACGACACGATGGCCTCGGCGCTGGTGCAATCGCTGAACACGATCGGCGAAGAGATGGCCGATGCGGCGCAGCGCTATCTCGATGCGGGCGCCCGGGTGGGCTCCCACGAGGAAGCGAGTCTGCAAGAGCTGATGGCGCTGCTGGCGGAACTGGACCCGATTCGCCTGGGCGTCAGTGCGGCACAGTCGCGGGGCCTGGGCATCCTGAATGACCCGCTCAGTGGGTATACGCAGTTTCTGAATAACCTCCACAGAGCCCTGGAAACGGCGCCGGACAAGACCATGGCCCAGATTGCGAAGAACATTCTGGCGGCCAAACCTCAGCAAGCGCTGACGAAAGAAGAGTTAGCGAAGAATCCTGAACGCCTGGCCGAGATCTTTGCGGCCCAGCGGGAGATGATCGAACGCTTTCAGGCGAGTCCGTTGCCATTCCAGTTGGAACAGCAAGAACCGGGCAATCTGGCCCTGTTTGAACAGCGCACGCCCGAGCAACAAGCGCTGGTCGAGGCGGCGTATACCCCGGAAGGGGACGCCCGGACCCCGCAGGAATGGGATCAGGTCTTTCGCGCGCAGGCGCAAGCCCGACTGCTGGAAGCCTGGCAAGCCGGGGAGTTTGAACGGCAACGGGCGCGGGACGCGATCTATGAGGACATGGTCAACCTCAATCAGCAACGGGAGGCCGCGCGTCAGCGAGCCATGGAGGATTGGAGTGCCGAGGATCGGGCGCGCGATGAGGCGTATCAGCAGGCACGCGAAGTCTGGGCACGGCAGGCCGTCGAGCGGGCCGATGCACGCTGGCGAGAAGGGATGCGGGACTATCGGCAATTCCAGGAAGACCTCCGCCAGGGCTACCAGGGCCGGCAGCTCGATCTGCCCCCACGCGAAGGCGAGCCACGCCGCGAGCCGACACAGTTGCTGTTGCTCGATGAATACCGGGAAGTCCAGCAGGCGCTGACGGACTACCGCGAAGGACGGGCCACAGAGGCACAACAGGACTTGCTCGATGCCGTGTTGCGGCCCTGGACGGCGACGCAAGAGCAACTGAAGCTGCCACGCATGAAGAATTTGATCGCGTCCATGTGGCCCGGCTTGCGGCCCTGGGACGTGACGGAGGAGCGGTTGCAGGCACAGTTGCAGGAGCTCGCGCGGGCACAGGCGCAGGCACCGGCGCAGTTGCCGGTGATGAAAGCTCTGATGGAGTCCACGCGGCCCGGTTTTGAGGCGTACTTTCGGGAACTGATGTATAACGCCTGGCTCTCGAATCCTTCAACGCATATTACCAACTTTGTCAGCAATCTGGGGGTGACGGCCTGGGCGCTGCCGGAGCGCTATTTGGCGCAGTGGTATCAAGATGATGCGTCCGGTGTGCCGCGGGGGGAGGCTAGCGCCATGCTCTACGGGCTGGTGCATGGGATTCAGGATGCGTGGACGCTGGCCTATCGGTCGTTCAAAGCCGGGCAGCCGCTCTCGGGCCTGGGCCGGGAATATACCCGGGAGCCGGTGGCGACAGCGCAAAACATGGGACTGAATCCGGAGAGCGCCTTTGGCAAGTTTGTCAACTTCTTCTTTGAGTATATTGGTCTGGGCAGTGGGGGGCGGTTGCCCTCGCGAGCCCTGATGGCCTCCGATGAGTTCTTCAAGATGCTCAACTACCGGGCCGAGCTGAACGCCCTGGCCTACCGCGATGCCGTGCGGCATGGCTACGAAGGCACGGCGTTTGCCGAGCATGTGACGAAGGTGATTAGTAGCCCGCAGCTCAGTCAGATCCAGGAAGCCTCGAAAACGTTTAGTATCATCCAAACGTTTCAGAATGCACTCACGCCGGGCGGGGTCGGGGAATTCATGCAGGGTATCTCAAACTATAGTCCCCGGATGTTCGGGACGGAGCAGCGGTTTCCCGTTGGGACGACGATTCTTCCGTTTGTCCAGACCCCGAGCAACATTGCCCGGTACGCCTTTGAACGCACACCGCTGGGGGTCTTTCTCGGTACCTATCACGACGACCTCCGGGCCGGAGGTGAACGGGCGGATCTGGCGCAAGCGAAGATCGACCTGGGCACGTTCGCCATGGTGGGCCTGGCGGGGCTCGCGCTGTCTGGCAGACTGACCGGGCGCGGGCCGGAGGATCGGGATTTACGAGAAATCTGGCTCCAAACCTATCGGCCGTACAGTGTGAAGCTCCCCACGGGCCAATGGGTCAGCCTGGATCGCTTTGAACCGGCGGGCACGCTGGTCAAGATGATCGGCGATCTCGTGCAGGTGGCGGGAGAAGCCAACGTCGAAACCTGGACGAAGGCCACGCTGGCGCCCATCGTCATCTTTCTCAAGGGCGTCACCAATGCGACGTATTTTCAGTCCCTGAGTGAATTCTTCGATATTATGGCGCCCGACTTTGCGAGCAAAGATCAGGAGTGGGGGGCCAAGCTCCAGCGCTTTGGCCGACAGAAAGGCGCCGGGATGCTGATTCCCTCCTCGCTGATGGCGGCAACGGCACGGTTTCTCGATCCGGTTGAGCGGGATGCACAATCGCTCGTGGATGCCCTGTATACCCGTATTCCGGGGTGGAAGGATGATATTCCGGCCCGGCGCACGCTCGGTGGCGAGAAAGTGTTGTTTGGGTCTGGGATTCAGCCAGACATCTTCGCAAACTTCGTGGGGGCGTACTCGCCCGTAAAACTGGGCAGTGGCAAGATGCTCCTGGCCGATCAAGAAATGCTTAAAAACAAGATGTCGATTGACAAACCCTCGCGGAGTCTGGCGCATAAAGCCGTGCCGCTCGGTAAGCTGGCTGAGAATGTCCCTACGGACCCGGGCCAACTGGAACCGTTACGTCTCACGCCGGAACAGTATGAACGCCGTATTGTGCTGTCAGCGGGCAATGAAGTACAGGCACAGAAGCTGGGCCTGGAGCTTCCGGCTCATCTGATTGACAAGTTAGTGAGTGATCTCAGCCGCGAATATAACGCCGTGCCTCCGAAGGAGGTCCGCAGCCTGACCAATTTTCTGAACTGGGCCGCCGAGCAGGACCACTATAAGGCACAAACGTCCGGGCCGGGTGAGGGGAAAGAACAGCTCTTCCAACGGGCGATTTTCTTCTATCGGCAGTTGGGGGAACAGCTCTTACTCCAGCAAGACAAGAGCCTGCTGACTCAGGCCGGGGAAAGTCAGATTATGGCCACGATACGCCAATTACCGCTGGCGCAACGGCCAGGGACAGCCCAGAGCATGCGGACAGGGTTAAGCGAGGCAGCCACGCGGACGCAGAAGCAACTAGGCTTACACGTCGGAGCACCGAAGTAATGACGCAAGCGGCAATTATCCCTTGGACCTTCTATATTGCTGACAGTTTCCAGACTGTTTTCCCCTACCCCTGGCGCATTGGCGCCGCCAGTGACCTCGAGGTGTACCTGGCGGATATTCTCACGACGGCGTACACCGTGACCAACGTCGGTAATGCCACGGGCGGTACGGTCGTGTTCTTCACACCGCCACCAGCGGGGCAGATCGTCTTCATCCGGCGGCATACCCCGCAGACGCAAGAGACGGATTACCTCAACCATGACCCGTTTGCCGCTGAGACGCACGAGGCCGCCCTCGATAAGTTGACGCGCCTGGTGCAAGACCTCTACGAGCGCATCGCCCGGAGCCCGGCGTTTGGCGTCTCCGCGCCCAATGTCCTGCGCAATCTGGTCTTTCCGGGGCCGGAGCCGCTCAAGCTGATCGGGTGGAGTGGCAGCGGGACCGAACTCACGTTGTTTGATCGGGCACTCACCTCGGTTACGGTCCCGCCGAGCACTGGCGAGGTGCATGGTGTGAGTACAGTGACGGTGCCGAGCGTTGGGGGCGCAGCGTTTCTGACCGCAGTGGCAGCGATTCCGGCTGGCGTGCAGGTAAAGGGGGTTGGATACAGGTGTGTCACGGCTTTTAGTACCGAAAACAGTTTAGCATCGCTGGATCTGGGGGGTATGGGGCTCGAAGCGGGCTGGGGACGTGGCCTGGGTATCGTGGCGAATGCGGTGAACAACATCGGGCAGATGCGGGCGGATATGCCCCATACGTCCACGGCCCATGACATTCTCATGGTAGCGAATCCTCCAGGTGCCCGTTTTGGGAGCAGCGGGCTAGCGCGGCTTTCTATTTTCTGGATGACGCTGACGCCGTTATAGGGATCAAAGCAGATGCCTCCATGTTTTGCCTCGGACAATAACCGAGATATTACTTTTTGTGCAGGCATAGTCGCGCGCAAGTGTCTGCAAAGAATCGCCTTGTTGATGACGTGCACGTATTGTACGCACATCGTCATTCGTTAAGTGAGCCGCATGATGCTTTTCGCCTCGTCGGATCAAATGAGGAAATTTCTTCATTGCGTTGTTTGCGGCGCGCGCAGTTCTGTTGTCACGCATAGCATCAGCCATATTGTCTTTTTGGGTGCCTGGATGCAGATGGTCAAAGTTGACGCACGAACGATTGTGGCAGTAATGACAAGACTGCAATGGTTTCAGAAGGCGCTTGTTATGATGCAGTTCCCAGGCAGCACGATGGGCGCCAATCTTTTTCCCCTCAGAATATGCTGTGAACTCGCCATACCCATTAGGGCTGCAATACCCTTGCCATGGCCAACAGCAATACGGACAGTCTTTCCCATGGCTACAAACCTGGACAAATCGTGTAAAGCGTATGGCTACGGGCGTGGTTCGATATTTACTCGAACAGGACGGCGAGCAAAACTTGTTTTTGCCACAGCTATCACGAACCGGCGTCACACGAAACGACTTCCCGCATTCCTGGCAGACACATGGAACGTATTGTGCGGCTTTCGGCATGCTTCCACTCCCTCTGTGGTCCCTACAAGGTGTGCTACGGCAACAGGTAGGGTTGCCTGGTTTCGCGTCGCGAACGCTAGCCGTAACACGTTGAAGTATAACATGGAAGGAGCTTCCCTGCATGCGTAGAGTGCCCTGGGTAGTTACGTTCCTCTGTGTCCTGGTGTGGCTGCTGCCTTCTTGGGCCTACGCCGCCAATGAGACGGCGACAGACCCGGTGGCGATGGTGCGGCAGCGGATCGGGGATCTCGTGGGCTCGTACATCACGAGCGGCTGTCTGCCGACGGTGCCTGCGTCGTCGCTGACCCTGGCGGCGTTTGCCTGTGAAGGGGCGGTGGCCGAGGGACGCAGTTCGATTCCGGTGAGTCAACCTGCGGCAACGGTCGGGCCGCTCAGTGCCACGGCGGGCAGCTACTGGATTGCTCTCTACAAAGACCGCACCACGACGGTGGGCGGGTGGACGCACCAGTTGGGGACACACTATCTCTGGCAGGCCAGCGCGACGCAACCCGCCGATCCGGCAGGCGGGACGGTCATTGCCCAGGTGACGGTGGCAGGCTCGGTCATTACGGGGGTGGCCGATTACCGGCAGCCGGTGAGCTATGTCCAATCGGGCGTCTACGATGTCACCGATCCCCTCTATGGGGCCCGGTGTGATGGCACCACGCATGATACGACGGCGATCCAGCAGGCCCTTGCTGGCGCCCGCACCGGCGCTGTGGTGGCCCTGCCGCAAGGCACCTGCCTGGTCAACGCACCGCTGGCGATCACCAAAGCCCTGGCCCTCCATGGCGCTGGCATCGGGCAAAGCATTCTGAGTCAGGCCACAGCGGCACAAGCGGTGCTCACGAACAGTGCTAGCAACGTTCGCCTCCAGGGCTTCACGGTGCGTCATCAGGGAACCCCGGTGGCCGGGGGCGATGGCATTGTCATGACCTCCGCCAGTGGGGTCGATGCCGTCTACCTCGAACACGTTGAAGCGCTGCACAACTGGCGGGGCTTTGTCCTGGGCTGTGCCTCCTACGGCTGGGGCAGTCATCTGCGGGCGCAGCAGAATGACTCGCACGGCTTCGAGTTTACCTACGGGGCGGCCTGCGGGACGGCGCAATGGGACATCGGCCATAGTCTGTCGCAACTCAATAAAGGCACGGGCTTTGCGGGCGTCAACACGGCCTCGCCGAATGGCATTGGCCCGTGGCTGACCCAGACAGTCAGCTTTGGCAATGAGTTTGGCGGGTATTCGTTTGATGGCAGCGCGGGCCATCCGATTAACGATCTCCGGCTGAGTGGGGTCATTAGTAGTGGCGATAACCGGGGCGGGATTTTTCTGGATACCTACGGGACCGGACATCTCCTGACGGATCCCTGGGTCGAACTGGCGGGGCAACTCGCGGGGCTCCCGCAGGGCTCGGCAGGGACCGCCTCAGTGGCGAGTGGCACGGGGCATGGGCTGCGCGTCACGAGTAACACCCTGACAAGCGGCGTCACGATTACGGGCGGGCGCTACTGGAATAACTCCTGGAGCGGCGTCTCGATTGATGCGGCCTATGTGACGCTGACGGGCGGAACCAGTCTCGGCAATGGGTTAGCGCATGATGCCGACCTCTCACGCCGGGCCGGGGTCCACATTGGCAATTCCGGGGTCAGTGTGAGTGGGCATACGTTTGGGTATCTCAATGCGCCGGCGACGCTGCATCATATCCACCTGGGCGGCACGCTGCTGGATCTGGCCATTGGACAGAACGCCTATCAGCCTGGGCTCAGTAACGCGGATTTTATCCATGGGGCCGATGCGGTCCTGGCAACGACGGTGCAACCGATCATGGCGGCGGGCCTCATGGTGCATACCGGTACGCCTGAGGCGTTTGCTCTGGGTCTGGTCGATGCGAATGTCGGGGCGCCCAATGGCCTCAAGTTTCTCCGGGCGGCCGCGGGCAATCTGGAAATCCTCGGGGCCGATGCCACCACGGTCTTGTCCCGGCTCTCCAATACCGGCACGCCGAGCTGGCCGGCGCGGCGGGGGCAGCTCACCATTGCCGATGCCAATACGACGGGCGTGGTCACGCTCAGTCCGAGCGAGCCCGATGCGAGTTACTTTGTGCAACTGACCGCCAGCGCCGCGGCTGGTGGACCTGCATCAGGGGCCTATACCGTGGGGGGCGTGGTGAAAACGTCATCAACATTTACTGTAACCGTGACAGCCGCCCCGGGGGCTGGCAAAAGCGTCACGTATGATTGGTTTGTGCATCGCTGAGGAGAGCCTGTATGCGGGTGTCTGGTCGTGCCCTGGGAATAATGCTCCTAGTGGTGGTGCCTCTGGTCGCCATACTCGTATGGGCGCAGACCATCCACAAGGAGACCGTGGTCTGGGATTTTGTGAATGGGTTGAAAAGTCGCGGCGTGTGGGTCGCCACCGTCGAGGGCAGCCCTGGCGAGCCTGGTATGGGGGGCGAGGCGTGTCAGGCGCGGAATGTCTGGATCAACCTCGCCGGAGGAGGGGCTGATATTGTTGTGGGGGCAAGCCCGATTGCGATTCTCGGATCCAATGATACGCGCTGCCAGGCTATCATTCGCAACAAAGGGGGGGCGTCCATGCGCTGTCTGCCGACCAATCAGGGAACGCCGAGCGCCAGTGTGGGCCAGGAATTTAGCGCTGGAGAGTTTCTCCTGATGGGCACATCGAGTCGTCCTGGCTGGCAGTGTATTCGCACGACAGGGGCCAATACTCTGGTCACGATTGTTGAGGAGACACCCTAATGCGTCGTTCCTCGGTTTGACCCTCCCCATAGCTACAGCTAGGGGATTCCCGACGCCACCTCACGGTGGCTCTCGTGGCCCAGTCCAGGCCCGGAGGAATGATGCATAGCTATCACACCCATAGCCCATCGTTCCGCCTTACCGACCCGCTTCGCTCGCCACGGTGTCTAGAGAAGCGCACCGATGCGGTTCAGTTCGGGGTGTTGACAGAGATGTTCACCTGTCTGTTCAACCTATGGCCGCCTGTACGGCAAGTGCTCGTAGGTCAACAGAGAGGGGCAAACCATCCGACACGGCTGACACAACACGCATGGCAGCAGATTAAGTGTCTGACTCTCTGGCGTTTCACATTTTACGTGGTGGACTCCCCACCACAACGCCTTATGCGAAGTATCAAAGAGCTGCTGAAAGTGTAGCACAGTATGCCAAACAGAAACAGTAAACAAAGCCTAAACAAGCAGCACAAAAACCTTAAACAAACCCTATTCGGCCTTCAGCCGAACGCTTCCTTGACCCCATCGCTAAAGCAAGGGGGTTGCGGAAGCGGTTTGCTCGTCCTCCTGGCGCTGGCGGTGCTCGCCGGCTTCCTCCTGGGACCGCGCCCCGTGCCGGCGCTGCTCTGGTTTTCCAGCGGTGGGGGCGGGGGAAGCGGTGGGGGCGGTGGCGGGCCAGTGACGGATGCCGACATTCCTGACCTCAACACGCTCTCGACGGGCCTGACAGGCGGGCGCTGCGTGGAAACGGATGCCCTCGGCTTTCTGACCACTACAGCCGCGGCCTGTGGTGTGGGGGGGAGCAGTGGCGCAGGCGAGGTGATCGAGATCACCACGACGTATACCGTACCTGCGAGTGACTTTGTGGGATCGAAGACGCTCGCGGTCAGCGCGGGAGCTTTTACGATCACCCTCACGTCTGTTGCCTCCCAGCCGGGCATGGGCACCTTTATTACGATTATTAATTATAGCGATGGCCCCGTAACCATTGCTCCAGATGGGCAGACCATCAACGAGGACATTACACCACTTGTCCTCCCTGGCTCAACCCCGCAAGCACCAAGTTCGGCACGGATCGTCTCCACGGGGACAGCCTACATTGCCAGTCTCGCGGGACAAGATTTGCCGCTGAGTAAACTGCCCATCATTGAGAGCCAGACATTGCTTGGCCGTACGACGGGTGGCACAGGATCGACGGAAGTCCTGACCACGCCGCAAGTCAAGACTATGCTGGCCATTGACCAGGTGGATAATACCTCTGATGCGGCCAAACTGAGTGCAGTGGGTGTCTTAACCAATAAGCTGGTGCTCGACCGGGTCGTGACTCCGACCGTTGCCAGCAATACCATCACGCCCGACCTGGATCTTGGCGATGTTTTTACTCTTGATGCGATCTCCGCCAACCTCACCATCGATGCGCCCATCGGCACCGGGGGCAAGCCGTTTAACGAAGAGTGGATCATCTTTCGCTTCAAAAGCTCGACGCCTCGCACGCTCACTTGGAACGCCATCTTTACCGCTGAACATGGCATCCCCCTGCCCACGGCAACGACCGGCGATGGCACAACGGTGGACCGCATCAAATTCGTCTACAACTCGACTACAACGAAGTGGGGGCTGGTCGCTTCAACGATTGCGGTCATTCGGGACGTGACGACCTTGGCCTCTGGGACCACGTATACCTGTAATGCGGACCTCGCGTCCGCCTGTGAGATGCAGATGACGGGAGCCGCCGGCACACTCACCATTGCCGCGCCGACCGGCACGCCCAGGAATGGCCAGCAACTCATGTTCAGGATGCTGTGTACCAATGCCCAGTCTCTTAGTTTAAGTAGTATATTCATTGGGAGCCCAAACGTGCTTATTGGTAGCCTCATGTGCCCGGCAGACCTAACCAAGTGGTATGCCATTGGCGCTATTTATAGTTCTGTTTTGAATAAATGGCAAATTTACGCAACTAACTAGTACTAATTTTATTTGTTCCTTAGAAGGGAGGCTCTATGCGGCTTCGTGTATGTGTCGTTCTCCTGGGAGCACTCGTAGGAGTTCTGCCTACCCTGGGATGGGCTGAGTGTACCAGCGCACAAATTTTCACCGAGCTTTCGACTGATCCCCAAACACTCGGCTATGCCACCGCCTATGGTCAACCTATTACGCAGAACAGCAGCGGGAATGATCAGGCGGTGCTTGAGGTGATTAACCTGATTCGCCAGGGTGCGGCGTATCAAATCCAGCGCACGCTCGTCCCCGCGTATGAAGTGGCGGCGCAGATGGACCCAGCGGAATTTAATGCCCTCACCAGCGTCAAGCAGCAGCAACTGGTCGCGCTGTATGCACCGCTCCAAGTCGATCTCTCTAGTACACGCATTCGGGATATTCTGTTTAATGGCACCACACCGATCTTTCCCAATCCCGGGGCCACCAAAAACAATATCCAGGCCATTGTGAAACGTCCAGGGTCCCGGGCAGAAGTCCTCTGTGGACGCATGCTCACCCTTGCTGATATTTCTCTTGCGATAAGGAACACCCAATAATGCAACGAGTTGTGTTCCTCTTTATGCTCTGGCTTGTCGCAGGTGTCCCGTGTGCGCAGGCGGTCAGCCTTCAGTACGCCATTGGCTCGTCGACGACGCTGCTCTCGACCGATCTCAATGCTCTTGCCAACAACGGCTACAGCGTGCCCTCCGCCACCTACGACAATACCATCGGTCAAGCAGGCAACGGGGCTACCCTGTGTCGCTTTGAACTCTTCGTCACCTTTGCGGCCAATCCCACGGCGAACACGGCGGTCGTGGTGTGGCTCCAACGTTCCTATGATGGCACGAACTTTGAGTCTGCCCCCTCCAGTTCTATTGGTGCGGGCGCCTCTCTTCAACTCTCATTTCCGGTGAACAGTGGCATGACCGCGACACGTGGCGTTATCGACACCCCGTGCCCTCCAGGCAAATTTAAAGCCTCCCTCAAAAATGATGGAACAGGGCAGGCGTTTACCGCGAGTGGCCATACGCTGAAAGTGACGCCCGTCACGCTCCAGGGGAACTAGCGATGCGTCGAGGTCTCTGTGTCGTAGTGCTGCTGTGGCTGTGTACGCTCGCGGCCGCCCAGACGTTCCAGACCCCAGGACTCCGCCCTGGTCCTGTCGACTTACAGCGCCCCGTCAACCTCCAGCATCCTCTTGCCCAGGGACTTGTCGATTGGTGGCGCGTCGTGCGACCGCTCACCGGAGGGCAGTCCTGGAAAAGTCTGACGTCCGGGACGACTGGCGTGCTCATCAACATGACCACGCTTGACACCACGGGCTTCACGTATTCCACGAGAGCCCCTGGCGCAGAGGGTGAGCTACGGTTCAATGGCACCAACAGTCATGTCACGGTGCATACAGGGACCTTCGTGGGCAATCTTGCAGCATTTTCTGTCGTTGTAGGCTTTCGTACCACCACCACCGCTAGAAGTGTCCTCTATCAAGAGCGTCATGCCACGAACGGTTGGACCATCTTTATGGCGGTCAATGAAGATACCGCAGGCGACCTTACCTGCATAGTCAACGATGACGCCTCCGTGATTGGTACGCTCCAAATATCTGGCGGGAGTCCTGCGGTGAATGACGGCAAGTTCCATTATGCGGCCTTTGTCCAGACCTCCAAATCCGCCAGGGAACTCTTTTTTGATGGCGTGTCCGTCTCGACCAATAGTACGACCATCGGCACGATTACCATGTCCCAACGCGCCTTTGGTTCACGTCCGGCTGGGTCAGCCCTCTTCCTCAACGGTGCCATCAGTGAGGTGATGGTGTACAACCGTGCCCTCTCCGCCCTCGAAGCGCGGATGCTCTATGATTCAGCGCTCCAAGGCCATCCGCGCCTGCTCAATCGTCCCTCACCATTCCAGGCGTGGATGGATGTGCTCTTCCGACAATCGCAGGGGAAGCTCTGGCCCTTCTTTCTGACACCGCCACAGTAAGTAGGAGCATGAGTTATGGTGAAATGTGTGCTGGGATGTATGCTGGTCCTCTTCATCTGGACGATTCCTGGAGAAGCCTTTGACTATTATATCTCCCTCACGGGGAGTGACACCGCCTTTAATTGTGTAGACTCCAGGAATCGTATTGATCGCCCCAAACGCAACTTTCATGGAGCGAATGGGGCGATTGCCTGTCTCGTGGCCGGCGACAGACTCTATGTCCGTGGCGGAAACTGGGGACCAAACGATTATATTAATGGCCAATCCTCCCCCATTCTCAAAAGTGGGACCTCCTGGACCAATGCGATTACGATTGAAGGCTATCCTGGCGAAACCGCTGTACTCAAACCTGGCACAGCCGTAACAACCGTCGTCAATATTCCCAGTCAATCCTACATCATCGTGAAGAACCTGCGCCTGGATGCGACCAACGCTGCTCATGGCACGGATTGTAGCAGTGGCACCTGTCAGAGCTACGGTACGGCGATCTCCATGGGCTCGCCTGGTGGGGGGCATCACATCCGCATTGAGAACTGTGATGTGGGTCCTGCCTTTTCGACCGTCATGTTTCTCACCAATGATAGCGAGGTCATCAATAGCAAACTCCATGATTCAACGCGGAGCTACGGGATTTATGCCCCATGCGCACGTTGCATTATTGACGGGAATGAATTTTATAACAATCATGGCCATGGCATTCAGCTCTATTCTGCCTCCGATAAGACGCCTACACACGATTCCATTATCCGCAATAACATCGTGTACAACAATGGTTCTACCGAGCGGGGGATTCCTGCGATAACGGTTGGCACGGGGGACCGTATTAAAATTTATAATAACCTCGTGTATAACCATGCCTATAGTGGGGGCATATACATTGGAACGAATACCCCTGTGAAGGATGTGGAAGTCTATAATAATACGATTTATAACAATAATGGCTCAGGCATCAAACTGGGCGACAGGTCAACGGGAGCCAAACTCTACAATAATATTAGCTACAACAATTCTGTCAGTATTGAAAACTCGGGGAGTGCGGGCGCCACGACTGGCACGAATCTCTGTCAGCATGCCCAATTTGGCTGTACGATTGTAGCCAATCCGCTGTTTGTTAATCCTACTGCCACGCCGCCCAACTTACAGTTGCAGTCTGGAAGTCCTGCCAAAGATGCAGGCACCACCCTTGCGCTTGTCACAACGGACTTTGCAGGACCACCAAACTATACCAGTGTGCCACGGCCTCAACCCCAGACGGCTGCTGGCAAATATGATATTGGGGCCTATGAGATTGTCCAGGCAACGGGACCTGTCGCGAATACCAATCCGATCTATGTTGCCAAGACAGGCTCGGATAGTAACAATTGCTTTGCCGCTGAGAGTCAGAGCACTCCCAAGCTGACCATCGGCAGTGCCCTCAGTTGTATGACGGTTGCTGGCAAAAAACTCTACATCAAAGCAGGTACCTACGTTGAGGCACTCAACAGCCCTATCACTGGTGGCGCCAGTTGGAATGCTCCCACGGTCATCAGTGCCTTTGACACGGATGTGGTGATGATCCAGCCCGCTTCGGGCAGTGCCGTGCTCACGCTCAATGGGACCAGCACCAACATCTATAAATACACTTCCTTTGAAAAACTCATCTTTGATGCGACCAACACGGATGCAGGGATCGTGCAAGGTCCAGCAGCTTTTGTGTCCTTTATTCGCTACCTGAATGGCCAGGTGCGGAATGCGGCCGTCGGTAGTGGCATCAGCGGGCTGCATGCGGGCTCTGAACTGGTAGGCATGTATGTCCATCATAATGCGACCAATGGCCTCGCGTTTTGCGGCCAGGGTGTCACCATTCGTGACTCAGAGATGTCGTTCAATGGTAGCTACGGGATTCAACTCTATGACCCTGGCACACCAGGCTGTGCCACCAATACCGCTATCTTTAAGAACCGCATCCATGATAATCAGAGCAACGGTGGCGTCCTCCTGGGGGGTGGGGATAACGTCCAATTTTACAACAATCTCGTCTACGGGAATGTGGGCGGGGGCATCAAACCCGTGCGCTATGGCCCGCCGACGAACGTGAAGATTTACAACAATACGATCTACAACAATACGGCTGATGGGATCATCGTGGCTGGAGATGCCACGGGCACGGAACTAGTCAATAATATCCTCTACCTCAATCCTGTGGCGATTACGGACAGCGGTGTAGGGACCATTATGACCACGAATCTCTGCGGAGCGCCTGGCGTAGGCTGCGAGAAGGTGGGTGATCCACTCTTTGTCAACGCTGGTGCTGGCAACTTTCAACTGCAAGCGCTCTCGCCTGCTCGCAATGCAGGTACGACCAAAACACTCGTGGCAACCGACTTTGCTGGCGTAGCTCGTCCACAACCACCGAGTCCGACTGGCAAATATGACATCGGGGCGCATGAGTTTGTCGAAGAGATACCGCCAGAAGAGGGGAATACGAATACCATTTATGTTGCGAAGACTGGCACTGATAGCACCGCAACTGGTCATTGTATTGTCGCTGAGAGCGAGTCCACTCCCAAGTTGACTATTGCCAATGCCTTGTTGTGCATGACGGTCCCTGGCAAGAAACTCATGATTAAAACGGGCACCTACGTAGAGAACATCGAAACCAAAACGCAACCGATTACTGGGGGGAATGGTCCCTCGTACACGGATGCCACGACGATCCAGGCGTTTGGCTCAGATATTGTGACGATTCAACTCCCCGCAGGCGGTGCGGCGGGCATCGCACTCTTTCTCAACAATAGTGATCATCATCTGCTCTTTAAAAACCTTATTTTTGATAGCGCGAATAAGGCGTCGAGCAACGTGATCGCTCTTATGCCTGGAACGCACCATATTCGCTTTGAAGGATGTGAGGGTAAGAATACCCTCACAGGTTTTGAAGTTGTCTTTATTAATCAGGCCAACAACATCGAGTTCGTCCACAGCACCTTCCACCATAGTGCCACCGATGCCATTTTCCTCAAAGGGCCCCTTGATGGCTTTTTGTGTGAATACTGCACCATTCACAGCGCGGGCGATGCCGGGATTTCCTGGAATAGCACGGGGGTCAAAACCAATATCGTACTCCGGGAAACCGTGGTGAACGGCAACACGGCGGAGGGTATTGATGCTGCGACTAGCACCGGGGCACTCATCCAGAACGCGCTGGTCTACGCCAACGGTGGGATTGGCGTGCGCATGCGCACCGGGGCGAACAACCTGAAGCTCTATAACAGCTCGGTGCATGGCAATACGGGCGTGGGCGTGCAGTGCGATGCCGGGTCCACGGGCGTCGAAATTAAAAATGTCATTTCCTACGCCAACGCCACCAACATTGTGAACAACTGTGGTGCCACCACGGCAACGAATTACACGACGGATCCCCTATTTATCAATCCTGGCGCCGGCAATTTCCGTCTCTCCAACGGCTCAGGCGCGATTAACACGGGGACGCCACTGCCAGGGTTGACGATTGATCTGGACGGCGCAGTGCGTCCCCAGGGGACCTACGATATCGGGGCCTATGAGCGCGATCAACTCACGCCACCCACGCAGGACGTGATTGCGCTACGGCGGGCGTTCTGGCAGATGGAGCTTCTGTACTGATGGCTGCCACCCCTCCGCCCCCACCCCCCCGCAATGGCAATGGCCGCGAAAGCTTGCACGTCAGCCTGGGCAGTAAAACGGTCGGCATCCAGGCCGCGTCGCTGACGACGGTGTTACTCTTGATCGCGGGCTGCGTTGGAGGCTACCTCATTTATACCGCGATGGATCACCGCCTCGAAGCCATCCTGGCTGGGCAAGCCCGCACGCAAGTGGTGCTGGAAGCCAATCGCGCGACGATTCTCGACGCCCTGCACGCGCAACAAGCGTTTATCGTCGACCAAGCGCACCAGGGACGCCAGCGGCACGAGCAGCAGGCCGAGCTGTTGCGGCGGCTCGTGCTGATTCTCGAACTGCCGCCGGAGGTGCTCGGGGGCGCCACGCCGCTACGCCCGCCAGGGCCGTAGGTGTCAGATAGTCTCGCCCCCGCCGGTAAAGTCAGGCAGCCCATCCCCATCGAGACAGTGCCACAGGTGCAGCACCTCATGGATATTGACATGGTTGCTCCGGGGCGGCATGACCTGAATGGCCTGGCGGTCGCCGCCAATAAACAGCTCTTTGACCTCGCTCATCTGTGGCCAGGACGGGAGTTGGCCGCCACGCAGGGACACGCTGACATGGAGCCATCGGCGGGCGTCAGCATACTGCGCACAGGACACCAAGACGCGCAAGCGTTCATACTTCGCATAGGCTGGCTTTGCACAAAAAGTCCCTCTTGCACCAAAACGCGGCATTCTGCACCAAAAGTCGGAAACGGTTTGCCATAGGAGATATAGATTGAGATATAACTATTTCCAATAAATAGCGTATGTTACAAAGGCAGGACTATTTGATCGTTAGGAATAATTGTTTGTGCTGCACTGAGCACTTCAAGACTCATAGGGATTTCTAAGCGTTTGCGGTCTTCTACTATCTCTTTTATTGTTACGATACTTATCTTGTCATAACTTCGTCCCATATCTTCGTGCTTATATTGGCCGGCACCTTTGGCTTCGCTCATCATAGGACGTGTAGGAGCTTCTAAAGTTATGAGAACTGCCATGGCCGCTTCCTCTCGCTCCATATCGCCCCGAAGTGTAGCAATATCGCCGCGCTTAACCCCTCCAGATTTGACTTGAAAGATGATCTTTGCATTGTCCGTCCTACCAGTCTTGAAAAAAGCACGCGCGTCAATACCTGCATCGGCACCTTTCTTTTCATTGATGATTGCACGGTTATTTGTGTAAGTAAGTACAGCCCATTTTTCAAATTCTTTGCGTAGTCGGTCATCTTGCTTGTGTGCGAGGGCTTGTGCGGAAGCCATATCGCGCGGAATGCCGTCAGTGCGTATGTGCGCCAATACGTCTTTACCAAAAGATGCTTCAAGCCGCCTAAGCACCAGTGAAATAGACTGATAAGTAATATCTATACCTATCCATTTGCGCTTCAAATTCTCGGCGACAACAACAGTCGTTCCACATCCACAATAGGCATCTAAAATAAGATCGCCTTTGTTTGTGGATGCCCTAATAATGCGCTCTAACAAGGTAGTCGGTTTTTCCGTTGGGTAGAGTTGCTTGATCGGAGGAACGCGGCTGATGTCCCACACATCGTCCATTGCTACACCAACTGACTCGCCTTCCATTTGCGATGGCTGACGCTGTCCTCTAGAATCATGACTGGATATGATTTTTGCATTCCCGAACCGTTTTTTCGTGGCGGGAGAGCGCTCCACAAAGAGCGTGTTAAATACGCGCTCAGAGTCGTCGGATTTGCTGTAGAAGAAAATAACATCGTGGTTGCGCACGAATTGACGCTGAATAATGGACCACTTGAGATAATGCCAGATGATCTCGTTACGAAAATCTCCGCCGGTCGTGACAAAGATGGAATCTAATATGAGTTTGAGATAGTGGCTTGCGGTAGGGTCGCAATGCAGGTAGAAACTGCCGGTCGGCTTCAAGACGCGATGAATCTCTGTCAAACGCAATGACATACTTACGAGATACGCTAGTAAACTGCCTTCACGCAAGACGCTGTGCAATCCTTTTATAAGCTCTACCAATTGAGCCTGAAAGCGTCCCTCGGCATTATCTATAATCTCACTATACCCAGTATTAGCATGATCATCCCACAGCCAGGTATCAATAAAAGCTTGTGCCTGGGCACGGTCTTCATTACCAATATTGTTATAGATTTGATTGTAATTTCGTTTGGAATTGAATGGTGGATCAATATAGCACAGGTCTATTGATTCATCCCTGATATACCTGCGCAAGACATCAAGATTGTCACCATAATACAGACGGTTGGTGCTTGGCATAGGCGTCTCTCCAAAAACTCCTGCCGACTCAGTATAGGTTCTGCGGGGTCTGTTTCTCTCTTCCAGTATACTCTATTCTTCTCTAGCGGCATAGCGTAAAGAGATCGCTTGTCACGCGCATGCACGCACTCATTCACTCTGCATATGAGCCATTGCGCTTCTCATGCATGCATATTATACTTAGATCTACCCGACTCATACGCCCCTCTCTGGCCATGCCACCAGAGTCTTCTGTTGTCTCATAATAGGAGTAAAAGGTATGTATATGGTATGAACATACCACGGAGAGAAAGGACGAAGCCATGCAAGAGTATATTCAGCGTCTTCAAGCAAGAAAGAGAGAGATAGCAAAAAGAATGAAAGACTTGGAAAAGTACATTCGTGAAGTTCAACAGCTTGACAATGAATTGCAGCATATTGATGCCATATTACATATGCATGTAAAAACTGAGGAAACATTAGAAGAACCCACTGGACAAATCCCCTATATTCATATACTATATAGTCATAATAACAGGAAAATTCCTTCTGGCATAGCCAGACATATTCTGGCTCTTTTTGCTGACAACAACAAACCTCTCCCCATCAATATGATCCATCAACGCCTCAAAGAGCAAGGTATCAACACTAGCATGTCAGGCGTCAATACTGCTCTACGTCGAAACACGGTTTTTTTTGAACAGATAGAGAAGTTCTTTTGGAGGCTGAGGATAACAGGCCATCAGGAGGTGAGCCAAGAAGAGAGCCAACCAACGCTAGCAGAAGAGGTAGTGGCACAATGATACGATAGATATATAGTTGGTAATGAAGAAAGTGGTGGGGCCGCGTGGGCAAGAAGCAAGCCGTCCGACTCGCAAATCGGAAGACGGGAGTGCAACTCTCCTCGCGGCCTCCACTGCATACCTTGCGTCCCCAGTGTTGGAGCACTGAGGACGCGCAACCAGGAGACCCCGCAAAGGGTACTGAGTTGCACCCGCTAGGGCAATTCAGTATACCCTGTGTGCGGGTCTCTGTCCAGAGGGAGACTCGTACCATGGATACCCGTCAAGAACGCGGATTACAACTGGCCCAACGCGGCCATGTCGTGAAACACGCCAATGGTTGGAAAGTGCTCTCACAGACTGGCAATGGCCATTATCTAGTCACCGTCGATGATATACCGTCTTGTACCTGTCGAGATTTTGAATTACGCGGCTCCAAATGCAAGCATATCTATGCGGTCGAAGATCTCATTTCCTGGCAAACGACTACGAATGCGGACCAAACCATCACGACGACGACCAAAACGGTCCGCATTACCTATAAACAGAACTGGCCGGTCTATAATGCGGCGCAGACCGAGGAGAAGGTCCGCTTCATTCCCCTCTTAGAGGCCCTTTGTAGCCTCATCGAACAGCCACCACAAGCGACAGGCAGACCGCGATTGTTGCTGTGCGATATGGTGTTTGCCTGCGTCTATAAAGTCTATGAAGGCTTCTCGTCACGTCGCTTCATGGGCGATCTCCACGAGGCAGAAGCCCAGGAGCATATCGATAAAGCCGCCCATTTTAATAGCGTGTCGCGCTATCTTGCCACCCCCGCCTTGACGGACCTGTTGACGCAGCTTGTCACGGTGAGCAGTCTGCCGCTCAAAGGCATTGAGCATAACTTTGCCGTCGATTCCTCTGGGTTTTCGACCTGTCGGTTTGTGCGATGGTTTAACAAGAAGTATGGTAGGGAAATCGACAACCGGGAATGGGTCAAAGCCCATCTCATGGTGGGCGTGGACACCAAGATTGTCACCAGTGTGGAAATGAGCGGCTGGGCCGCCAATGACACCACCTATTTTGTGCCACTGTTGGAGCGGACAGCGCAGTATTTCCCGCTCCAGGATGTCTCAGCCGATAAGGCATATTTGAGCCATAAAAACCTGCGAGCGACTGCCAAAGCCAAGGCCGTGCCGTTTATTCCCTTCAAGATCAATACCGCCGTCCCCAAAGGGAATACGATTTGGTCTGAGATGTATCATTACTTTATGAGTAACAGGGACGAATTCTTGACGCACTATCACAAGCGGTCGAATGTGGAAACGGCCTTCTCAATGATCAAGACGAAATTTGGGGACTCCGTGAGGAGTAAGAGCCCTGCTGGGCAACTGAATGAGGTCTTATGCAAGGTACTCTGTCACAATATTTGCGTGATCATCCAGGGCATTTACGAATTTGACCTTACCCCGACTTTTGGTGCAGAAACGCGGCTTGCACTCAAAACTGTGGAAAACTAGGACTTTTGGTGCAAAGCCGCATAGGCTCTGGCATAGTCTGGGTCCGGCGTGCCGGTCCAGGGGGAGGTGTCAAGAGCTTCCCACCCTGCGGGGAGAACCTCGGGTAAGAATGCGGGCAGGGGGCATGGGATCAGATCCCCGAGGTGGTAGGCTTTGCCACGATGATAGACTCTTGGCATGAGAGGGCTCCTTTTTAGGGTGGGACAACAGGGAAAATCGTTGTAATCGTTATAATGGTTTAAACCGTTTAAATCGTTTATACGATTATGCCTCTACCGCTGCGAGGCCCCCTGCACCGGCAGCGAGGTGCCGGCACAATCCCCGCGCGGGTTGGCGGTCCAGGTGAACAGGGCCAGCGCCACGACACTCCCAGCCACGGTCACGACAATGACGAGGCGCAGTGCCCGGATCCACGAGGCGGGGAGCGGCGTCATGGCCGTGTCGCCTGCCTGTCTTGCTGCTGCGCCAGCGTGACGCAGGTCTGCGCCAGCCGTACCAGGTCAGCTTGGAGCCGGGCCCGCGTCTGGGCCAGGTGGCGTTGCTCGTCGCGCAAGGCGAGGTCTTGCCGGGCCAGCAGGTCGAGCTGGCGGCGGGTCGTGGTTAAGGTGTCAGTCGGCATCGGCATGGACAGTCTCTCCTTTGCGTTGCAGGGTGGTGAACAGGCGTTGTGCTGCTGCGAGCGTGAACGCTGTGAAGCCCTCGCGGCCCCAGGCGGTCGCGCCTGGATACGCCTCGTGGGCGGGCGTGGTGTCGCCGTTGGGCCAGGTATGCGCCGGACGCTCGCGAATCCGCACCACCTCGTAGCGGATCGCCTGCCCGGCCTTGTGCCGTTGCGCATAAATGGCGTAGGCGCCCTGGCGGACAATCTGGGTATAGTGAAACGTGGCATCGTCAAAATGGGTCGGCAGTGGGTGCATCGTCTCCTCCTGGGAACAATCGCGTTTTTGGGTGTATACAAACGGAAATACGCCGTCCACGCCTCCAGGGGTCTCCAAATACCTCCCTGGGGGCGTGCGTGCCTTCGAGCGTGTACCGTGCGCCTAAAAACGGGTATGCCTACGGAGCCTCCTTTTGCGTGCGCGTCCATCAATTCTCAAAGAGGCCCTCGATGCGGGCGGCCTCGTCTCCCTCCTGCCGCAGGGGCGAACGCTCGTCCTCCGCCAGCAGTTCTCCGGTCTCGGGATCCACGGCGTAGGATGCTGGTGCAGCTCGTAGGGCTTCGGGAGCGGTCGGATTGACGCCCTCGCCAAACAGGTCCACAACGTTCTGCCGGTGGCGCTCGGGGGCGATGTCATCCTGCTCGCGCGCGGCATCCTCGTCGAGCATGGCCCGCTGCCCGGGCGTGAGCCGGACGTATTTCGCCACGCGCTTGATCGCGGTCTTCCGACACATCATGACGCGATCCGTGACCCAGGGGCCGCTCTCGTGGGCCGGGGCCCGCTTCATCACGGCCTCGATGTCGTCGAGACTCAGCACCTCAAAGGCACACGTGCCGTCGGTAAACATCACCGCGCCATAGTAGAACAACACCGCGCCAGGCGCCTTCCCGAGCGTCACAGCGGGCCGATGCACGGGGCGGTCGGCGAACATATCAAAGCCCCACTCATCCCCCTCCTGGACGGGATGGGCGAAGGCCCGGCGCACCTTGCCCGAGCGTTCAAGCGCGAGGATCACGCCAAAGTAGTTGGGGACAAAGGTGGCCTCCTTCTTGCCACCCTTGCGCCGATTGGCAAACGGCAGGAGGTGCACATCCCTGCCGGGCAGCAAGCCATAGGTCGCGGCCTTAATCACAGCGTCGCGCAAGCTCTCTTGGGTACACTCGGCCAACCCTGGCCGGCCCGCCAGCTCTAAATAGAGGGCGGCACGAAATTGCTCTGGGGTGATGTCTGGGGGCAACAGCGCCGGGACATGGGGCATCAGGCCCTGCATGGTCTGCACCATGGGGGCGGTAAGGGGACGTTTGACTATGGCGGCTTCTGACATCTCAATCCCTTTCTGCCATACTGTGATTCTTCGCATCACGTCGTTCCTGAGCGGCGTCTAGGCTCGTCTCCTGGGGGCCGCTCACGTGTCCCAGGGCCTTACATACATGCTTCTCGCCTAAGACCGGGCTCAGCGGCTCGGCCAGCTTCTTCACTTTGCCCGCGATACTGATGCCGCGCAGCACGGTTGCCCCGCAGTGCTGACAGGGGATCAGCAGGCGCTGGGGTGGGCGGTATGGTGACGGTGGACTCACAGCAATCCCTCCTGGCGAAAAAACTGCTCCAGGTCGGCACGGTAATAGGTGTTGACATGGGTCTGGGCCAGTACATCCCAGATCTGTTCCGGATCCCACTGCGGGTTCGCAGCACGACACTGCCGGGCAAGTCGCCTGCCCCAGTCTTGGGTTTGCGGGACTGATACGCGCCTCCGCAACACGGTTTCCACAAACACACGCAGCGACAGGCGGCCTGGCCGCTCGCCTATTTTCGTCTGTAAATCGGCAATCTGGCGGGTATGTTCTCCCAGAGCCTCTTTATGGTCCTCGACCGTATCCCGCACGCGGATGAGTTCTTGCGCAAGTGCGGTAATATGCTGCGAGTGCGCCACGATCATCGCGAGGGGGTCCATGCCCTCCCTGGGGACTGGCATGGGCATACTGGACTGCACAACGGCTGGGCGAGTGGATGAGGCCGGTGCCGTGGGCATGGGCACGGCTGTCTCGGCGAAGTGCTGAAAGATCATCACTTGCAAAGCGGGATCGTAGGCGGCTGCGAAATGCAAGGCAATGGTCATGATCCACCAGTGCACGCCGTCGCCATCGTCAAACGCCACGAAGGCATGCAGATTGGCGATGTCTTTCCCACTAAAGGACAGCATAAGCTGCTCGCGGAAGGCATTGCCCTCTTTCTGGATCCAGTAATCTTGCCGCAAAAGGTCGTCAGGATTCCGCCCGAGTTTCCGGGCTGTTTGCGTCACGAGGTCGGCACGCGCCACATAGGGATAGCCCTCGGCACTCAGGGCCGCACGAATCGGGCCATAGTCGCCGCTCATGGCGGTTTTCTTCACAAGACTGGGGAGATTGGATGCCATACTCACCTCTTGATGACACTCGGCACACAAGGTCAGCAGTGCACGCGGGGGCGATTCCCATGGGGGCACGTCAGGCGTATACCAGCGGTGATGCACGTGGAGCTCCTTGCTGGTCGTGCCGCATTGCTGACATTGCCAACGGTCCCGCGCAAGAATTTCCAAGCGGCGGCGCTGCCAACGTGGATCCCGCAACTGGTGGTGATAGGGGATGCGTGGCTCTCTGGGCATACGTGCCGTTTATCCCTGGGTGTCTTCATCTTGCAGGCGTTTGATCTGGTCGCGCAGCCTGGCTCTCGCTTGCTCCGGATCTTCACTGGGGCTGTACCCCCACATCTCTTCGACGAGCGCCGGTATCTCGTCATCGTTGGCTGCATGCGGGATCGCGACCGGGACAGGCCGGGGCATTGTCGGCTCCATCGCCGTGGCACGGCGCGGAGTCTCGATCGTTGTAAAACCCTCGACAAGCGGCGGCGTTTGCTGCCGCCGATATTTCTCAGGGGCCTGGGCGTAGGAGGCTGCGGCAATGCGGTCCTGCGCGTGGGCCATCATCTGCCGCGCCTCCCACCAGGGCAGGAGGTCGCCTGTCTCAGGGTTGGGGAAGTTACTGTACTGCTCGATCAGCCCGGCCACCCACCGGCATACATCGTCCACGAGGTCAGGCCGCTGCTTGGCCGTGTCGCGCAGCTTGACATACTGCTCCGTGAGATGGCTGCGCAAGGTGTCGAGCCCTCCCGCTGCGGCCAGGCTGAGTTGGTGCTTGCTGCGGGCCTGGGGGTCGGGCGTCAGACACTCAGGGCAGCGGCCAGCGGGGGAAAAGTCGCTAGCGTTGTCGGTTTTTTTGCGTGGCATACGTTGTTCTCCGGTCGTGTTCATAGGCACGCTCAAGCCAGGTCCGTACAAACCGCTTCCAACCCTTAGTGGGGGTGCGGCGCGGGTTCTCGCGGAGCCAGGCGTGCATCTTGGCGAACTCCCGCTCCAGCCATTGGTTGGTGGGGCTGTTGCAGGTGTAACTCAGGTCATTCCACCAGTCGTTATCGTTCAGGGCAGTAAGGGGAAGCTCAAAGGCTGTGAGCAGGTTGGTGAGTCCAGGCCATTCCTCGGGGTTGATGGGTTTGGGGGTGTTCTTGGGTTTCTCCAGGGCGACGACAGTCACTGGCGAAGCGTCGCCGTACTGCCCTGGAGTGTGAACGCTGTTTACAGCTCCAGGGTAACTCTCGAACGTAGTGAGAGAGTTGTCTTCTTTCTTAATGGGTTCTTTCTTAATGGGATCTTCTTTGGTTCGTATTGTGAACACTGAGTTCATATTGTGAACACTGAGTTCATATTGTGAACACTGACGATCATCTGAGTTCATATTGTGAACACTAGACTCGCTAACTTGCTGAGACACGGCATCTTCGCTATCATTAATAGTGTTCGTATTGTGAACACAAAACTCCTGCATGTTGGCGAGCCATATATCTTTGATGCGGATATGGTCCGCGTCACGTCTAGGGTTCTTGCCTTTTTTGATGGTGACAAGTCCCTTGCTGACGAGTTCCTGCTTGGCCTCGCTTGCCTGTCCTCGGCTCATGCCAGATTCGAGGGCAATCGTTGTGGTGCTGCGGAAGCAGACGCTCTCGTCTCCCGCAACGCTCTTGAGATACACATAGAGCCATTTTGCATACACAGAGAGGTCGCGGCTTTTGACGCCACGTATAACCGTGTTTGGGATCTCGGTGCGGTATTTGTGGAGCGAGCCTTCTTCCACAATCCGCGTTGTTTTTGTTGAGCGTGGCGCCTCATTCATGACGATCTCCAAGGGCAACATGCTCGGCTTTCCAGCTCGCTTCCGCGCTGAATCGCAGCAAGTAAATAGTACTTTAAAGTACTGAATATGTCAAATATGAACGTGTAAAATATTGAACTTCTCTGCTCCGTTGGGTACTATCATTGTGGGAGGAGAACGACGATGGCGCTTGGTGAACGCATACGGCAACGGCGCGAGTATTTGCGCATGTCTCAACAAGATCTGGCTCAGTTGTCTCATATGCCGCAAACCATCGTCTCCCGTATTGAACGTGGGGTGAATAAGAACCCCGGCGCTGATGTCCTCAAGCGCCTGGCCATTGCCCTCCGCTGCTCGGTAGACTGGCTCCTTGAGATGTACGACGATGCCCCTGACGACATCTCCGCCCTCCTTCCTGCCTGCGCTTCTCCCTAGCCTTTCTCCGCCTCCGGCTGTGGTCTCGCCGTCTCTGTGCTGCGCAGGGCCACCCACGTCCCCGACGGTCCCACGAGGCACTGCCACACGCAGTCCAGTTGCACGGGCTCGGGCTGTGGTTCCACGAGGTAGCCACACCAGGGGCAGACATAGGGATGCCCGTGGCAGCGAAACACGGGGCGCCAGAGCCACTGCCAGAGGTCAAGCAGCCACGCATACAGCGCCATGGCGCGCTCCTTTCCGGCGATGGTCGTAGAACGCCGTCAACTCCCGGCTACACTGCCGGCACTGCGAGCGGCGCCCATCCTTGGCCGGCGTTGAGTGCCCAAACCACCCGAGCGTCCTGGCCTGGAGGCAGTAGGTGCAGACCTTCCAGCCGGGCGGACAGGTGGCGCGGAGGACCTGGAGCTGCTCGCGGCGCGTCAGCACGCCGCCAGCGGCCAGCCGCACCTGGAGCCGGGCCAGGCGCCGGGCTTTGGTGGTGTGGTAATACTGGTGACTCGCCGCTTTGTCGCACGGGATGCACACAAAGCGGCGCCTGACACCCTGGTAAAACGGCCCAGGCGCCTCGCAGCGGGTACAGTGGCGCTCAGGCATGATGTGGATCCTCCGGTTGGCCGACGATCCGGCCCCAGGCGCGGCGTGAGGCCATCCAGCACGGTTCGAGAGCCGTATCGAAGTGGACCCAGAGCGCAGGCCAGGAGCGCCACGTCCAGGGCCAGGCGGGCTTAGGCATCGCGGTCTCCTCCTCTTGGCGGCGCAAGTCCAGCCGCGTGCAACAATGCCTCATACGTGCCGTCCGGTAATCCGCCGAGATCGAGCCACAGCTGCACCGTCGCGCGATCGCGCAGCCAGGCCCGCGCCTCGATGCGGCGGCGGGTCTCCCGGCCTCCGCCGCTCGGCGTACTGCGGGCGTCCACCAGGGCGGTGCGCAACAGCGCGGCAATCAGCGCGTGCTCGCCACACACCGTGGCGTCGAGCGCTTCGCGGGGGCGTGGTTCAGCCTCGGTAGGGGACCGGGGCGCCTGACACCGGGCGAGGATCGTGGCCAGCGTCTCCCGGCGTAACCACAGGCGTAACGTCTCGGGATGCACGCCTAACTCCTCGGCGAGTCGCCTGCGCGATAGGCAGCGGCCATCGGGCAGCGTTGGGATGCGGCGGCGGGGCATGGGCTCTTGTCTTTCTTCTCGTAGTAGTAGTATATATAATATATCTCTCTCCCTATCGGTCGATAGATAGAGAGCGATATCAAGGGTTTACCTCGCTATCCGGCAACAGCCCATCGCTGACGTTCCACGCCTCGATGCCGCGCTGCGGACAGTAGCGCACGTGAAAGCGCCGGGCCGGGCCGTCCGGCATGTCGAGCGTCAGGCTCACCGTCAGGCGCGCGAGCCAGCACCCGCCCCGGATCGCGGGGGGCAGGGACGCCTCGAAGGATACGGGCGTCTCACGGCTGGGCTGCGGCATCGGCGTTTCCTCCTACGAGCGTTCGGCGGGGTGAGCCCCCTGGAGTGCGTGGTCGTGCCGATAGGCGGCAATGCCTGCCACCAGGGAGGGATAGACAGGGTGGCCGTAGCGGTGGCAGACGATATCCACATTGCCTTTGCGCCAGAATCCCTCTGGGCAGACCACGTAGAGGGGCTTTGTTATCGTCAAGCCCAATTCCAGCAGTGTAATAGGGCTGCGCGTGTTGGGGTCAAAACAGACCATGATAGCGTTGGCGATTTCTAGACCGCGTAATTCCCATTCGACCTGCGCACGAAACTGGTCATTGTGGATGTCCTGGATCCAGGACGCATCCCAGTCGGCGCGGCGTGGATTCAGGATCACGCCTGGCAGGTCGTGCAGTGCTTCAATAACGTGCGTTTGCCAGTGTGCTGCCGTGTCCATCTCAATCGAGCCGGCCAGAAAAAGATCAGCGCTCAAGAAGGGGTAAGGTGCCATAATGGTTTGCATGGAGCTCTCCTACTCAAAGAGTCGCGCCTGGCCGCGTAACTCGGCGGCCAGGGGAGACTCGGGAATGTATTGTTCGAGCATGCGCACCAGGACCGCGCGCTGTTTGGGCCGCAAGGGATAGGATTGTTGCAGGAGGTTATTTAAAAACGCGGCTTTCCAATCGCTGACCTCGCGGGGCATGCGGTTGAGCAGGGTCAGGGCCTCGTTCACGAGCGGATCGGGACCAGCGGGGGTGAAAAGATCGTGCTGCATGCGGTTATTCCCTCCGTTAGTTGGTGGCACCGGCGGCACGGGAGTGTGCCTCGCGGGTATCCCAACAGGGGCTGGCCGGGTCCACCCGCTCCAGCCAGGTTTCGAGACAGGCTTGCACCTGCTCGGCCTCGACACAGGACTGCTCGGGATCGAGCACGAACGGGGTATCGTGAAAGGCGTCGGGACAGTCGGGACGGGTCCGGTTCAGCATGGGGGCTCCTTCTGTGCTAAGCGTGCCGCAATCGTGGGGAGGTCGCGGGGGCGCCAACAATACACTTCAATGCCTGGAATCGAATGTCGTAACATGTCTAGCCACACTGCTTGCTCGTGGGAGAGTTTTCCTTTCTCACTTTTTAACTCGGCAAAGATCAATCTGCCTGGCTTCACCAGCGTCAAATCGGGATAGCCCTCTTCAGACCTTCTCGCGTCAAACACATGATACGTGAGCCACGAGTGCGCCTTGGCTAACCCGCGAATCTGCGCCAGCAACGCTTTTTCCGGCATCGCCGCTCCACCAGGGCAACCAGGCGCTGTCAGCGTGGGGTCCAGCGGCAGGCCATGCGCGCGTAGGTAGTCGAGATATTGCTGCTCGCTCCAGTTCACGGGGTGCTCTCCTCTGCCACCGTATACGCGCCATCGGGGCACTGGCACAGCCGGCCCCGGCGGACCAGGTGCCGACAGGCCCGGGCGGTGGCGCTGGCCTTGGCGTGCAGATGCCGCGCGATCACGGCGGCGGGGCGGGGACCAGCGGCGCGGCGCAGGTAGTGGGTAATGCGCAGCGTCAGGGGGATATGGGCACGGGTGCTCGTCGGCATGCGGGAACTCCTTCTACGATGGGCGTAGCACGGTGAGGCTCGTTTGGGCAAACCGCCGTTTGAGCCAGCCGGGCAACACCTCACTGTAGACGCTGACATGAAAGCTGTATTCCGTGTCCCACCGTTTTCCGCCGACGGCAACACGACGAAACGGGATGCCCTGATCGAGACAGTAGAGCCGCAGATGATCGCTACAGGCTTTGTAGGCAGATTCGGGGAGTTGAGCCTGGAGCTTATTGACGTAGACATACTCGGCAATGGTGAGGAACGGCTGCGTTTCGAGGGCGCGACGGGAGTTCTCATTCGCAACGATGGCCTGCTGTTCGGCGGCCAGGGCGCGTTGCTCGACAGCATCCAGGCGCACAATGGTGTCAATCATCATCTGGTTCGCAGGGTTTTTGACTTGGGGCGTGGAGGCATACTGCCCAGTTTTGCGAATCTGGGGTACGACCTCATGCGTGATCCATCGGCGAAACACTTTGGCCTGGGGTTTGCGACTCCCAAGGGCCAGGGTATACAGCCCTGGCTCATTGACGACCAGCATATCTTGTGGGCGTCCGGCGCTATCACTTAAAGTGATAACGGCTTTTTCGTCTGGATCGAGGCGCTCGCAGGCTTTGGACACATTCTTGATGTCGCATTGCTGGCAGACATCGCTCGCTTTCCACCACGGGTTTCCTTCAGCATCCTGGATAGCGACAATTTCTGCTCCCTGAAAGTCAAACGGTATGAGGTTTGGCATGGGTAGACTCCTCTGTTCTAGGGGCAGATGCCCTGGAGGACACACTTCGCGGCGTCGGCCGCGATACTGGGGAACGCTGTGTACCACGGGTCTTGGCTGATCGGGTGCGTGTGCCAGTAGCCGAGGGCGGTGGCGCCGCCCTGCGCCGGGTGGATGGCGCCAAACACCTCCTGGCGCATGCGGCTGGCACTCTTGCCACTGCTCTCCTGGAGCGTCCCCACGACCACGGGCTTCCGTTGTCCCGGCGCCAGCTCTAGGAGCCACAGCCACGCCTGGAGCCCGCTCTGCACGTAGGATCCCGTGATATCGGCCAGCGCGGCATAGGCAGGCGCCCGGCCCGGATTGCCCTGGAGGATATAGACAGGCCGTTGCCGGACCCCGGCCTTCGTGTCGAGGGCTTTTACGGTGTCGATGACCTGCTTTGCCAGCGCGATGTCTAAGGGCGCCTCATTGTCGAAGTAGTAGCCCACCAGGTTCCCCGCGTAGGGTGAGGCGAGAATGGCGCCCAGATCGCGCTGCAACCAGTCGAGACGGCCATACGCCCAGGCGCCACGTTGGATGTACTGCGCGAGCTGGAAGAAGGCGTAGGGCAGGCCCGCCTTGACGCCTTTCTCGACTTGCGCCAGCGACGAGGCCCAGGCGTTGCAATTCCAGCCGTTTGCTGCGTAATACCGCCAGTCCGGCTCACTGCCGAGCGCGTACATGCACTTCAAAAACTCAGGCTTGTAGGTGCCAGTGGCCTGCCGGATCGTCACCTGGCCCGTGGCACTGACGCGGGTGATCCCGCCCGTAAACGGCTGTTTCGTGGTGGGCGCGTGCTCTAGGGTGATCCCCTCCCGGCAATACACATCGTCGAGATACACGGGCGTGGCGCCATCCAGGGCCGTCGGGCGACTCACGAGCAGCGTCAGCCACGCTTCATCGGTCCGCGCCTGGTGGATCACGGCCATCTCCTGCCACTGCCCCGGGGTGGCGTAGGCCCAGTCGCTCGCGCCCGGGCTGTTGCGCAGCCAGTTCCCCGCGCTCCCGTAGAGCGACACCGAGAGGCGCAAATAATCCGTGGGGCTGTGGAAGCCGAGCAGGTATCCTCCGCAGGTATAGACCTTGCCGGGGGTGATCCGGATGAGGGGGCCGGTCGCGCGATCTCCCACGGTGAACGCCAGACTCCCGCCACTGCCGCGCGAGGTGTTGGATGGGGCCGCACCGGTGAGGTGCCACTGGGTTGTGCCGGTGAGCGTGGGATTGGGATGCAGATTGGGGCCAGCCGCGCCCGTGAGAGCCGGGGCGCAGAGGAGCAGCGCGAGGGCGAGGCGGGCGGGGGCGCTAGTCGGCATGGGGGGCCTCCTCCTCGTCGTCCGGAGCGAGATCGGTCAGATCATCAAGATCGGCAGTCTCGGCCAGGATCGCGTCATACTCGCGCAAGTCGCCTTCCAGTCGCTCTAGCCAGGTCCGTGGCGGGAGAAACCAGCACCGATACCACGCCCAGTGGAGTATGTCGGCCTCATCGGGGCGCATGCCACAGCGGGCGGTAAAAACCTCCAACACGGCATTCCAGAACGGGCCGGGGACCAGCAACAGGTCAGGCGGGTTCACCGCCTCCCACTGGGCGCGCGTCAGGGGATGGGGGAGGGCCATGGCCGTCAACCAGCGCTCCGCACACCCCTCAGCATAGTCACGGGCCTCCGCCTCCGTATACATGGGGAGCTGGGGCCAGCCGTTAGCGTCGTGGGGCATCGCTAGTCCTCCGTGTCGTCGATGACAGGTTCCCCACCCGTCGCCGTACAGACGCCACAGCACGGGACCTCCCGGATGGCGTGGGGGCCGGGACAGCGGCAGCCCAGGACGACACTGCCGCACTGGGCACACTGCACCAGGGGATGCAGGACGGGCGTGGCGTCAGGCATGCGGGGCTCCTTCTAGGATGAGCGTTGCAGGAGGCCCGCTGCGATCAGGGCGTCTTGGGTTGCAGTGTGCTTCCATTTCCAGTTGTACCCGGACTTGGCTCCATGCTCGGCGGTCCACGCATGCTGGGCCGCATAGGGGGCGCCAGCCGGGGTCGGCTCCCACCCGCCGCTGATGGCTTTGACCTGCCAGCCGAGGGTTTCCAGGGCACGATTCAGGGCATAGCCGCTCGGAAAGCCGAGGGCCTTGGCCAGGTCGGTCGGTTCCAGCATCACGTCGTCAGGGGCAATGGTCTGCTGGGCCGGGGCGGCGAGGAGGAGCGGGCGCAGATTAATCCCCGTGGTGGCTTCGATCTGCTTGGCAGCTTCTTGCTGAACGATATGGACGGGTGTGCCAAACAGCGCACCGATGCGGAGGTAGTCTTCTGCCATTTGTGCGGCGATTTGTGTGGGTAATCCTTTGACGGCCTTTGTTGTGGCCTGTCGGGCGCTTGCTGTATTGACAGCAACCGAGATTTGCTTACTCAGCTCATCTTCGAGGTGATGTGTTAGGGCGATTTGAGCGGTGGCATTGAGGAGGGTGAGCGGGTTCCATCCCGCAGCTTGAAAGAGGGGTTGGAAGGAATCCAGAATTGGGTTTCCTTCAGTTTTTATGCGGTTCCATGTCAACTCAACAATCGCGTCCTGTTCGAGATAGATGGGATAGGCAGGAATGGCACGAATAGTTCTGACAAAGTGGGAATGCTGACGATATTTCCCGCCGTGAGGACTGTTGGCGAGATATTGCTGGTGAAAATACTGACTGGTGAAATACTCCTGCCCGTGCCACGGCACGGACTGCATCAAGGGCGATAGGGGTACGGGGATTTTAGACATTGACAGGCTCCTCCTCGATGACAAGCGCTGCGACCTCTGACGGCTTGCGAGGCTTGGGAAAGAGTTGACTGACAGAGATCTCTAAGCCTGCGGCAATGCGTTGGATGCGTGCCGCAGGCGGGCTGACTTTGCCTTGCTCATAGAGGCCGAGTTGTTGGAACGGGATGCCTGTCCGTGCTTCCAGTTGCTTCAGGGTCAGGTTCCGTCGTTTGCGCCAGTACTTGATGCGCAAGGTGATGGTCGGTATTGCAGTGGACTTCATGGTTCCTCCCGTTATTCTGATAGAGTCAGAATAGCACAGCGAAATTCTGACAACAACAGAAAAAGCAGGGAATCGTCCATATCACTGCATTTTTTGGGGGAAAGGGCTTTGCTATCTCTGGGTGATGATGTATTCTTATAATGTCAGAATTTTCTTAAATAAATAGAATGTTGTGAGGGGAGAAGGAAGGAAGCCGTGAGGAGGAAGCCGCTGTACCCGCATGCCTTGGTCTATGGGGAGTTAATTCGGCAGATCAGGAAAGAGAAGGGCATCACGTTAAAAAAGCTGGCGGACCTTTCGAGGCTCAGTTACCAATATCTCAGTAATGTGGAGCGCGGGGAAGTCAACACGCCGATTGAAACCTTAGCGACCATCTTTGATGCGCTTGGCGTGAGTATGGCTGGCCTCGGCGGTGCCAGTGTTGATCCCTTGTCCACGTCCCCTGCGGCCTCTTCCGGCCTGGTCTCCGCCTGGTGGCGCATTCCCTGTGGTCCGTGGTCCCGCGTCTGTCCCCCTGGCTTCACGGCCCCCGCTCTCGCCTACGCGAGTTAACATCCCGCCCTGACGCACGCGCACCTCACGACTACGACCACCCATCATCTGCTGTGCCACTGTGCTTCAGGAGGGGAGCCATGCACCTGCTTCGTGATCTGCTCGACTCATACCAGGCAGAGGGCCTCGATCTCGCCGCGTCCACCCAAACCGCCCGCGCCTACTTTGCGCGCCAACTGCTCGCCACCTTTGGGAATGTGCCGCTGGACACGTTCACTGCCGATAGCGTGCGCCAGTGGCGCGTCACGCTCGCGCAGCGCTACCAGCCGGGGACCGTGGGCAAATACCTGGGGCGGCTGCGGGCGGTGCTGCGCTATGCCCGGGCCTGTGGCTGGCTCGACGCCGATCCGTTCGCGGCGGTGCGCCTGCCAGGTCCGGGAACGCCGCGCGTGCGCTACCTCAGCCCCGACGAACGGACGCGCCTCCTGGCGGCGTGTCGGCAGTCGCGCAACCCGCTCCTC